AACGGAGATACAAGCGGCAGTGTGACGCTATCAGCGCCAGCAACAGCGGGTTCTGTAGTGGTGACCTTGCCAGCGACAACAGGAACGATGGCGGTGTTGCCAACGGCTACTGGCGTATTGGCTGAATCTGCTGGTGGTACAGGTACTACGACTGGTTACTACGGCTTCAAGAACCGCATCATCAATGGTGCGATGGTGATTGACCAAAGAAATGCGGGGGCGAGTGTTACTGCAAATAATGATGTATTTGGAGTAGATAGATTTAAAACTGTAGCTTCGCAAAGTTCTAAATTAACTGTTCAACAAAATGCTGGTTCAATTACTCCACCAACAGGATTTAGCAACTATTTAGGATTTACTTCATTATCTGCATATTCTGTTCTTACTAGTGATTTTTTCTTTATTGCTCACAATATTGAAGGTTTTAACTTTGCTGATATGGGTTGGGGTACTGCAAGTGCTTCAACAGTCACATTGTCATTTTGGGTTCGTTCAAGCCTGACAGGAACATTTGGTGCGGCTTTAAGAAATTCTGGGAGTAGTCGTAGCTATCCTTTTAGTTACACAATTTCTGTTGCAAACACATGGGAACAAAAAACCATTACTGTTGCTGGAGATACATCAGGAACTTGGATTGGCGCAACCAATGGAATTGGTTTGCAGTTAGCCATTTCTCTTGGTATGGGTTCTACATACAATGGAACTGCTAATGCATGGGCATCTGCAAATTACGCATCAGTCACAGGCGCAACATCAGTAGTTGGCACAAACGGCGCTACTTTCTACATCACAGGCGTACAGCTAGAAAAAGGCTCAACAGCAACGAGCTTTGATTACAGGCCATACGGCACGGAGTTGGCTTTGTGTCAGAGGTACTTTTTTCAATATCAAGGAAATGCTACAGCAACACCAATAGGTTCTGCATATTTGGCATCAACTGTTTCTGCCCAAGGTTATTTACAGTTTCCAGTTCCAATGCGAGCCGCACCTACGCAAACTGGTTCAGCCGCTACAGATATTCAAGTTACATGGTCTGCTGGTACTTCAACTACATCAGCATTAACACTTGATTTGGTTAATACATTGACAGCTTCGTTAAGAATAACTACAACAGGATTGACAACAGGCCAAGGTGGTTATTTTTTAATTGCGGCTGGAACATCAAAATATCTTGCCTTTTCTGCGGAGTTATAAATGTATAAATTAGAAAATGACAATGTAATTAGACGATTAGCCGACAATGCTTGCATACCAAAAGATGAGGCCAACACCGACTACCAAGCCTACCTAACATGGCTTGCAGAGGGCAACATACCAGAGCCTGCTGACCAAGGAGAACAACAATGACCACAACAATCAATGCCAGCACCAGTGCTGGTCTAGTCCAGACTGCTGACACCAGCGGCGTGTTGGCGCTTCAGACTGCTGGGACAACGGCGGTAAGTATCAGTGCGGCACAGGTTGTTACGTTGACCAATGCTTTGCCTGTGGCTTCAGGTGGCACAGGACTGACTACCGTTCCACATACAGTCCAAGTATTTACTTCTGGTTCAGGCACTTATACAACCCCTGCAAACTGTAAAGCTATTTGGGTGCGTTGTGTTGGCGGCGGCGGTGGAGGCGCAAGTAATGGCGCATCTGGACAAAACGGTGGTTCTGGCGGCGGAAACACAACATTTGGCACATTAACCGCAAATGGCGGCGGTGGATCGTTTTATACAGCCGCCGGAGGTGCTGCCTCTGGTGGTGACATCAATAGTTATGGTGGGTCAACCGGAGTTCCCGGCAATTCATCACCGTTGCTTTATCAAGGTTATTGCGGTCCCGGCGGTTCTTCTGTTCTTGGCTGCGGTGGACCCGGCGGTTCAAATGGCGGTGCTGCTGGTAATCCTGGAGGTCAATATGGCGGCGGCGGCGGCGGTTGTGGAACAAATAGTTCTTATCTTGCTATGGCTGGTGGCGGTGGGGGTGGCTATACAGAAAAGTTAATTAACTCACCGAGTGCAACATATTCTTATGCCGTGGGTGCTGGTGGTGCTGGTGGAACTGGTGGCGGCACAGGTGGCGGCGTAGGTGGCGCAGGAGCGGCTGGCGTAATTATTGTCACGGAGTACTATGTATGAAATACGCAATTGTTAAAGACGGTGTGGTTGTTAATGTGATTGAATATGAAACACAGCCCTCTACGCCTCCTGCGGGCTTTGAAGATGGGCATGTAGCTATCCAACAAAATCACGTTAGCGTAGGCTGGCTCTATGCAAACGGCACATTCACAGACCCAAATCCGCCAAAGCAAATGCAGGTTGACCCACCAAAGTCATTAACCGATATGATTCTTGCCAACCCCACAGAGTTGGCAAAACTTAAACAAGCATTGGGGATATAACATGGCAATCACGCTAGACGGCACAACGGGCATCACGACCCCCGGACTCACCAACACAGGCATCCCTGCTAACGTAGCCGCAATTTGCAATGCGGCTTGGACATCTGAAGTCATTGCCGCTTACCAAGCACAGTTGGAAGCCAATAAACCTGTAGGAGTTTAATCATGGCGGTGATAATAAATGGCACAAGTGGCATCACGAATGTCAACGGTTCTGCATCCACTCCAGCAGAGACAGGAACAGATACCGACACAGGTATTTACTACGGAACAAACACAGTTGGTTTAGCCACCAACGGTACAAATGCGTTGTTTATTGATGCTTCACAGAATGTGGGGATAGGTACAACAGACACCACAAATCAGCGTTTAAAAATTAAACAATCTGCTGATACTGGAGCGGCGTCTTTCTCATTTAAAGTAGAGGCTAATGTTAATGATACTGGTTTGTTTCTAGGTTATCGTGGGGTTGGAGCGGCAACAGCGGCAGATACTTGTGCGATTAATGCTTCGTATGTTTCTACTGGCGCATTTAAACCAATTACATTCCTTACGTCAGACGCAGAACGTATGCGTATCGACACCTCTGGTAATGTGGGGATTGGTACGAGTTCGCCAAGTTATAAATTGGATGTGCGTAGTACGCTTGCTGTTTTGGATGGTTCATCCAACATCGGCTTCTATGCAAATGGAAGTGCATATACCCAAATATGGCAAACGCTTCAGTCTACAAATGATTTTATTATTCAAACAACAGCGTCTAAATATATTTCGTTTGGAATAAATAGCGCAGAAAAAGTGCGTATCGACACCAGCGGTAACTTGCTGGTGGGGACTACTGCCCAACCTGCCACGGGAGTAGGCGTTCAAGTTATTTCATTCAATAATGCATATTACGGATTACGCCTTTCAACATCCAACTCTGGCGGCGCTAGTTGTATCCAGTTCTTAAACTCTGCTGGAACTCAACAAGGTTTGATTTCGCACAACGGCACAGGAACTACGACTTATGGAACATCGTCAGATTACCGACTAAAGGACAACCCACAACCAATGCAGAACGCTTTGGAGACTGTGGCAAAACTTAATCCTGTTACATACACATGGAAAATAGATGGTTCTATTGGTCAAGGTTTCATAGCCCACGAACTTCAAGAAATATTTCCAGACGCAGTACAAGGCGAAAAAGATGATGTTAATGAAGATGGCTCAATCAAGCCACAGGGCATCGACACCAGCTTCTTGGTTGCCACATTGACAGCGGCAATACAGGAACTCAAAGCATTGGTAGACACACAAGCATCTACCATCACAGCCCTGACAGCACGAATTGAATCACTGGAGACAAAATGAACGAAGTAAAACTCTCAACCAACTTGGTAAATGCCATCCTGCAATACCTTGGTAGCCGTCCATACACTGAAGTGTTTCAGGTCATAGAGGCTATCCAAAAGGAAGCCAAAGAACAGGCCGAAGCGCCTGCTGCGGAATGACCAATGGAAACTACAGAAACAAAACTTGCCGTGCATGAGGCCGTTTGCGCTGAACGCTACCGAAACATTGAAGATGCAATGGACCGTGGCAAGACTCGCATGCGCACCATTGAGATTCAGCTCTACATCGTGATTGCTGCCGTACTCTTTGGTCCAGGCGTGGCCGCTGAGTTCGTAAAGAAAATCCTGGGGCTGTAACGATGTGGACCCCATATCGCTGTGCCTCCTTGCCGCCGGGCTAGTTAAACAAATCCAGGCTGGGTGCGACCTTTACCGTGAGGCGAAAACCCAGTTCATCCAGGTAAAGAAAACAGCAGATGAAGTGATAGCGATCGGCAAGGAGGCCAAGGGCTTCTTTGCCAAGCTGGTGCAGTTCTTCAGCCCTGCGCCAGCAAAGACCCCCGCTGCGGCAAGCAAGCCCGCAGCAAAGAAAAAAGAGCAGTTTGTCGATGTCGACGAGCAGCAGATTCTGAACGATGTCGTGGCCAGGCTCATCGAGTTCTTCCATATCCAGGAACAGCTTGCGGCTCACATACGCGAGGAGGAAGAAAAGTCTCGGACCGTGTACGACCCGAACGCCAACCTCATGGAAGCGGCGATCAAGAGGGTCAGGGCGCAAGACCAAATGGACCAACTGGTCATCACCATAAGAGAGGCGATGACCTGGAACGCTCCGCCGGAGCTTGGTGCCCTGTACAGCAAGGTATTCGAGATGCGTGAAATTGTCGGCGCTGAGCAAGAAGCTGCCAGGCTGGCACAGGAGGCAATCGCCAAAAGGAAACGATGGCAACGTCAGCAAAGGGAGGCGGACAGAAACTTAAAAATCGGAGCAAGCCTCCTGACTTTGGCTCTTATCGTATACCTGTGGATGTGGCTCCTGTGGCTCAAACAAGCGAGGATACTGTGATGGGCGTTTTAGGTTGGGTTCTTGCGACGATTCTCGTAGCGTTCTTGCTGCCGATGCTCGCCTTTTTGTATCTGGATATTCTCGAGGCCAAGCACGAGACCAAGGTCCAGCTGGAGCAAGTGCAGAAGTTAAGACGCGAAGTCGAGAAGCAACGACGAGAAGATAAGAAGCCCGAAAGTTTTTCTGACAATCCATTGTTTGACCGAAGGAGTAAACGTGAACATTTTTGAAATATGGGTTCTGTCGGTTTTGCTGGTGCTGGCCACTGGATGCGAAGAGCGTTTTCGCTACCCATGCCAAAACCCTAAGAACTGGGAAACAGCCGAGTGCAAGCCACCCATCTGCACTGCCACTGGCACATGCCCTGAACAACTCACCAAACCTGAACTGGAGAAAAAGTAATGCCTACAGTCGTAATGAATTCCAAACAACGCCTGAGTGTTGAAGAGATCGAAGTCCGTGTCTGGGCATTTGTGATCACGGCCCTGGTCATAATCCTTCTCGGTTCAGTCGCCATGTTCCTCTACAGCGTCAGCTTCGTCACTCAACCAATGGCAGGCATGGCCCCCATAGACAAGGTGTACACGCAGCAAATCTCCACCATCATGGTGTTCATCACCGGCGTGCTCGGTGGCGTTGCCGGTCGATCTGGTGCCAAGGCCGTGGCCAATGCGATTGCCAAAGCTGAAGCGAATGACGACGAGGCTAAGGAATGAGTTTGTTCAATCCGTATGTCTTACTAGGCATTGTGCTGGCCATCCTGGCCAGCTTTGGTAGCGGCTACTACAAGGGCGGTCAAGACGAGTTTGCTAAACAGCAAATGGAGATTGCCGCCCTGAATCAGAAGAGTCGAGAGACTGAACAGAAGATGGTCGAAGAGGCCAATGACCTAGCACTGAAATTGAAGAAGGCTGAAAACGATGCAAAACTTGTTACTCAAAAGCGCAACTCTGACATTGATTCTGGCGCTCTCAAGCTGCGGATTCCTGTCAAAGCAGCCGCCTGCCCAACCGTATCAGCCTCCGCAGATACCCCCGCTCCCGCCGGAGATAGCGTTCAAGCAACAGCCGAACTTGACAGAGAGGTTGCTAAATCTCTTGTCGCCATCACCGACCAAGGCGACGCCAACACCAGGCAGCTCAACGCCTGCATCGATGCCTATAACGCCGTCTACCAAACCCTGAAAGGAAAACCATGACTTCTGAAGAATTAGCACAAGCCCTTAAATTAACGCCCGCAAAGGCAGAGGAGTGGATCGATGCAATCAATGAAACCTGTGATCGTTTTGACATATCAACGCCTGAAAGACAGGCTTGCTTCCTGGGCCAGTGCGCTCACGAAAGCGGTGGGTTCTCTGCTCTCCAAGAAAACCTAAACTACAAACAAGAAAGCCTGTGCAAGGTTTGGCCAAAGCGTTTCCCCACCCTGCACGACGCTGAGCCTTACCATAAGCAGCCACAGAAGATTGCCAACAAGGTGTATGCCTCACGTATGGGCAACGGCGATGAAGCCTCTGGCAACGGTTGGAAGTACCGTGGACGCGGTCTGATTCAATTGACCGGCCATGACAACTACAAAGCCTGCGGCGAAGCCCTGGGAGTTGACCTGCTGGAAAACCCTGACCTGGTGGCCACGCCCCAGTACGCGGCCCTGTCAGCTGGCTGGGTCTGGGCCAAAAACCACCTTAACGCATACGCCGACAAAAACGACATGGAAGGCTTGACCAAGAAGATCAACGGCGGCACCCATGGGATTGAAGACCGTATCGCCCGTACCCAGCTTGCGCTGGATACCCTGATGGCATAAAATCTTTGTAGGGACCTCACGTCCGCAAAAAGCCGCTTTCGAGCGGCTTTTTCTTTTGGAGCACACATGGCAACAGCAGCAAATCCTTTTGACATTAACACCACCGGCGGCACGCTCACGCCCGGGACGGCCACCACTGCTGCCCAGTTTGACCCGGTCCAACGCCAGGTAGACGCGGCCAAGGAAACAACAGCTGGCCAATTACAAGGCATCATGGCTGAAGACAGCCCGCTCATGCAGCAGGCCCGTGCACAGGCCAAGCAGGGTATGGCTGCCCGTGGCTTGATCAACAGCTCTATGGCACAAGGAGCGGGCGTAGCGGCCATGCTGGAGCGTGCTACACCGATCGCGGCAGCCGACGCAGGCACCGACTTCAACCAAGCCCACACCAACCAACAGGCGGCCAACACCGGCGGCCAATTCAACGCTGGCCAACAAAACCAGTTTGGCTTGCAAAAAGGTGCCCAGACTTTTGCCACGGGCGAACGCACAGCCGGGCAGGAATTTGCAGCTGGCCAAGCTGGCCTGGAACGCGAACAGCAGTCCAAGCTACAAGTTGCACAGCAAAACTTTACCGGCGCTCAGTCAGCCCTGGACCGCGCACAGCAACTCGTGCTTACCGACAAAAGCATCGAAGCTCAAAACTCTTTGCAAAAAGCACAGCAAGACTTTGCCAGTGCGCAAGCCGGTTTGGACCGTGCGCAGCAAACCGCTTTGCAAACAGGTCAACAAACATTTACCGCTGGCCAGGCAGCCCTGGAGCGCACACAGCAAACGACCATGCTCAAGGCGCAGCAAGACTTTGCAAGCGCACAGTCTGCCCTCGATCGAGCACAGCAGGTTTCGCTTACCGATAAAAGCATTACGGCCCAAGCCAATTTGCAAAAAGCTCAGCAAGATTTCCAAGCCGCTCAAGGTGTTTTGGAGCGCGAGCAGCAAACTACTTTGCAAAACGATCAACAGGCTGCGGCCCTGGAGCAGATCGGGTTCAAGGCCAAGGTCGACCTGCAAAACATTCCAACCGCGTTTGCAGCCAACATCACCAACACCACCATGAACGGCGTCAACGCAATCATGGCCGACGGCAACATGAACGCAGATGCCAAGAAGGCAGCCGTTGCCAATTTGATTACCTACGCAAACGCGCAGGTAGACTGGGCAAATAAGTTTTATAGTGCAGCCATTCCTCCCATCAAAGCACCTGCATGATCTATCGCAAAGCCAAACTAGAAGACGTCCCGGCCATCGTAGAGTTGGCCGTCATCTCCGTGTCAAACGACCCGTTGCCAGTCAAGATTGACAAGCTGTCGATGTCTGACACGGCCAAGGTGTGTTTGAACCCGGCTCACTTTTTGTGGGTTGCTGAGGACGAAGACGGCAAGATCGTTGCTGCGTTTGCAGCTTGCGTGCAAAAGAGTTTTTGGTTTGAGCGCATGCAGTGTTCGGTGCTTCTGTATTACACAACGGTCAAGGGCGCTGGCCTTCCATTGATTCGTGAGTTTGCTAGGTGGGTCAAAAGCAGATCGGCAATCAAGTTGGCGATCATTGAGTTAGAGCCTGGCGTAGACCCGCGCTTGGCAAAGTTTATTAAACGTCTTGGGTTCTCTCGAGAATCCATGAATCTCTGTTACGTAAGAGGAGTTCCAACATGAGTAAAGCAGTTAAATCAGTTGGCAATGCCATAGGCAGCGTCGTCAGTGGCGCGGTAAAGGCCGTGTCGAATGTTGCCAAGGGCGTAGGCAATTTAGCCAAACAGATTACCAGCTCAAAGCTCGGCAAAGCTGTAATGATTGCAGCGGCTATTTACTTTGGAGGTGCAGCCCTGTCGGGCGGCTTCAGTGCTTCAGCGAGCGGGGGAACATTCCTATCGGGGATGGGGACTGGGGTAGCAAATGCTGCCTCCAGTCTCTCCACTGCCTGGGGCTCAGCTATGTCTGGCAATTTCTCTCAAGCCGGGTCCGCTCTTAGCTCAGGCTTTAGTGGCGAAGTTGCTGGATCAACAGCAGCTAATTTAGGCGGCAGCGCGGCTTCCTCAGCAGTTAGCCCAACCCCAGGCTACCCACAGGCACCAGTTGGCGCACCTCCGGTTGCAGCAGCCCCGCCCGTACCAGCGGGCTACCCACAGGCTGCAACAGCCCCGATTGCGTCTTCGGGTTCTGTGGCTACCAGCGCACTACCCCCAGCCGCGCCAGTAGTGCCCCCGCCAGTAGTGCCCCCGCCCACGGCCCCGGTCAGTATGTTTGACAAAGTTATATCCAGCCCATACACCGCTCCTGCTTTGATCAGCGGCGGTATGCAAGTGGGCGGTGCGTATATTCAGGGCCAAGCGCAAGAAAAGCAATTGCGCGAACAGCGTGAGTATGAAGAACGCATGGCCCGCGAGGCACGCGATCGTTACAACGCAAACGCAGGCGCACCGTTGTGGTCATCTGAGCAAGCACCAATCTATCAATCAAATCAGGCTGCTTGGGACCCATACGCTGAGGCACGTGCACGTAACGCCCAACGATATGCACCGCCACCAACAGGCGTGGTCGCCCGCTACATGCCCACTACCGCTTAAAGGAAACCATCATGGCCGGACTAATTAAAGAACAGATGGGTGCCGCCAAAGGCGACACGCCAGATGAAAACAATCCCGCATTCGTTCAAGCAATGAGATTTGCCATGAGCGTTTTGTACGAACAAGACGCTGCCGACGATGTGGCCAAACAACTTAGTGCCGGTCAAGATAAGGTGGATGCCTTGGCCAACATTGCCTATGAGATCACCAGCACAGTCGATGAGAAGACCGAAGGCCAAGTGCCTCGTGAACTGATCGCGTTGTTGGCCATGGCGATCCTCAACGAAGTCATCGACATCGCTGAGGCTTTGAAGTTGGGAGTTACTCCAGCCGAAGCAGCTGGCGCATTCAAGCAAATGCTGTTGCGTTACCTGGGCGAGAACGGTGTTGACACCACCCAGTTGCAACAGTCAATGGACCAGGTCGATCCAAAAGTATTTGAAGGAGCCTAATCATGGCCGGACTTGTTATGGGCAACATTGGCCAGGCCATCAGTGGCTTTGGCGCAAACATCGGAAACCTGATGTTCAAAAGCATTGGCGACGAAGCCGATCGCGATGCCCGTATTGCGGCCAAGAAGGAAGAGTGGCAAGCACGCCTTCAGGACCGACAAGACGCCCGCCAAGAAAACAATGACCTGAAGCGTGAGCTGCTTGAGATGCGGCTTGATGCTGGCGCTGTGAAAGGCGCAAGCGGAGGCAAGGGCGGTGGCAGCATCGACATGGAAGAGATCAAGCCTGGCGGCAAACACGAGGTGTGGGCGGCTGCCAAAATGGACATGACTGTTCCTGAGTACAAAGCGTTTTACGATTCGCTAAAGACCGGCGACAAGAGCGCATTCTTGCAAGAAGTGACTCGCACCAACGTCGCCCCAGCCGTACCCGGCATGGGTGCCGTTGAAGGCGAGATGAGCGATGCCGTTTCACGCAAGACTGCTGTTCGTACGCCCGAAACTGTTAAAGCGCCATTACCTGGATTCGAGGCCGAGTACAAAGCCAAGATGAAAAAGCTGGCCGACCTTCAAGAGTCTTACGCTTTGGGCGGACATTACGACGACATTATGAAAGGCCGTCAACAAGGATTCCAGACCGAGACTGGCCAAGGTGTATTGGCTGGCAATATCAAACCAGGCCCTGGTGGCGAAGCCGTTGGCGTGTCGTTGGGTAAAGAGCGCATGAAAGTCGAAGGCGGCGAGAAGCTCAACGTCTACACCGGCGAAAGCACAACCACACCAAAAGGCTTGTCCGAAATTCAAGAGAACAAGGCGCAAGCTGGCAAGGCTTCCAGTGGCAGTGGCACTGGTGGCGCTAAGCCAGTTCGTGTTCAGAGCACCAAAGAAGATTCCGATGGAAACATGATCCTGGTTATGACCGACGGATCAACCAAACCTATGCTGGGCACAGACGGCAAACCCGTGCGCAGTGCGGCATTCAACAAAGAAGTTTCCAAGATCATCACCAAGTTGGAAGAGGACGATTCGTCGTTCAAGAAACTGTCGCCGGACGAGAAGCGCAAACGCGCTGAGCAACGATTGACTGGCAAATCTTCAGAGGCCGCGCCTGCGGCTTCATCCACTTCCGTGGCCACGCCAGTAACTCAAGCAGATTTTGACAAATTGCCTTCGGGCGCAAGGTATGTGAATCCCAAAGACGGCAAAACCTACACGAAAAAATAATCATGGCCCTTGATTTTTCCAAGTACGGCACGCCGGTTGAAGACCAGGACGACCAGCCCGATTTTTCAAAATTCGGCACGCTGGTAGAAGATGCTCGGCGCGAGCTGTCGCCTGGCTCTACGCCATCGACTGCTGGCGCGGGACGCGGCTTTATCAACCCGGTCATGCCCACACGTGCGCCCACGAAAGCCGCGCCTGTCGAAGCCGATGCCAGCAACATCATCAGCGATGACTTTGGTGGCGCGGCCATCATGGCGCAAAACCCGGATGCCGCAATTGAGGTGAACCGCGCGTCCAGCGTGATGACGGGCCGCACATTTGAAAAGCCCGCTCCGTTAATTGATCGACGCGGTGCGCCTGTTTCAGAAGACAAATTTAATGAGCTGAAAAAAGCATACGATGCGGCTACCCCGGATGAGCGCGAAACTTTGCTCAAAGCCCCCGGCGTTAATGGCACTGTTTTTAAAACGATTGCCGATCAATATAAAAAGCTCGACACCTCAATTGAAAAAACGCCTACGGCTAAAGTCTTTGATACTCGACGTGAGGCGCGTCGAGATAGCTTTATCAATCAAGGCATGGAAGCAAAGAGCGCGGACGCGTTGGCTGCCAAAGAAGCCGCCCAAGGTAATACGCCACAACCTTTGGCGCAAGCCACTCCATCAACTTTTGATTTTGAAACAAAACGGGAATTTGCCAGGCCAGAAAATAAACTGGTTCAAGAAGAAACCGGCGGATTGATCACTGCCCGCACCATCAAACCCAGTGGCCTGGATGAATTAAATGCTGCTGGAAAAGCGGCATACGGCAAAGTCGTAAATCAATTCGGTTCCAGTTCGGCTGGCGCATGGCAAATGATTGGCGACTTGACAGCCGCTGTCGGTGAAGCCACCGGCAATGAGAATGTCGGTCAGTTTGGTAAGCGGCTGGCTGGCGGTAATGCCATATTGCAAAAAGAAGCCAAACAAAAACTTGAAGCAATTGGCACTAATCCAAACGCGGCCCTGGCCTTCGTTGAAGAAGGTGTGTCCGGTGCAATTACAAACATTGCGCCTTATTTTGTAGTTGGTCCAACCTTAGCCTTGTCGACCATGGTTGGCCAAGTGGTAACTGATGAGTACGGCAATGGCCGCGCGGCTGGATTAAAACCCGGCGAGGCCCTGGCCCGGGCAACGGCCATGGGTGCCGCAGAATTTATTGGTGAACGCGCCAGCTTACCAACTCCGCTTATTAAAGGCTTTAAAGATTTGGTCAAGGGTTTGCCCGCCGATCAAATCATGCCCGCGTTTGCCAAATATCTAGCTAAAGAAAACGTCGCCGAGCAAGTTACAACTTCGCTTAACTTTGCCACCGATAAGTGGGCACCGTTTGGCATCACACCAAACGCTACCTTGGCAGATTATTTGCAAGCAGTCGGCGACACGTTCTATCAAACAACTGCTCAGACTTTGGTCATGGGCGGTGCGGGTAAGGTTGCCGCGCCAGTCGTTCGTAAGTTTACCGAACCAACAACGCCGGAAGGCATTCTGTCTAAGGCCTTGAACGAGGGCGTCGCTGGCACAGAATTTAACCCGGCAGTTAATGACGCCCTGGCTCGTCGTGCCTTGGACGTTCAGTCATACGACGCCAACATCATCAGCCCCACACAGACAGCGCGTGTCGGTCGTGCGCAGACACTGCTGAACCAAGCAACAAATGTAGATGACATGACCGGCGCAGCCGAAGAGCTGGCCGGTAATCTCAACGAGATGCTGGTGCCTGATAGCGCGGTCACACCGTTGCCGGTCATCACCAACGAGCCAATGCTGACAAGCGAGCTGCCGCCCCTGGCACCTGGCCGCATCGAGCCAACAATGGCCAACGAGCCCCTGGCCTTGACCCCTGGTCCAGATGTCAACGTAGAAACAGAACAACAGTTTGGCTTGGACAAGTTGCGCATGAATGCGCCACGTCCACAAAGCATCCAGGGTAAACCCGTTGCCAGCTTGACAGACGATGAGCTGTCAGCGACCATTGCCGACTCAAACGTCTCAGCCATCACACGCAGAAGCGCAGAGGTTGAGCTGAAGGCCCGTCAATCTGAACAAGCACCGAATGTACCAGCAGCCACCACAACGGCCACAGAGGCCATCCCGGACGTCACGGGTACCCTTGGGTCAACCCCAGTGCGGGGTGGCGCTCCTGCACCGGTTAGCGAGCTCCCTGACGCCAATGCAGCAAGAGCGGATGCTCAACGATCTATTGATCGATGGTCAGCCTCCCAGGGCGTGGCTTCTCCAATCCAATTCAACGCAGCACCCCCAGAAGAAACATCAGCCGTAAGCCAGATCGGCCAGGCGCTGAACAGTCAGTTTGGCACGCGCCTGGTTGCATACCACGACACAAACCCAGATGCACCCAACGGCGTGGCCATTGGCGGCACGGCCTTTGTCAATACGGCCAACGTCGCGATCAATGCCGGTCGCACATCGCTGCATGAGTTCAAGCACACGATCGAACAGATTGCAGCAGCCGAGGCCAAGGCGGGACTAACCAACACACCGGCGCAACAATTCACCACCCAGATTGACAGCATCTTTGATGACATGACAGACGAAGGCAAGCGAGCCTACGTTGAAAAGTTCTTACACAAAGAAGAACTGGATGGAATCACGGACCCGGCTGCACGCGAAGCACGCATTCAGGAATTGGTAGCTGCGCCGCTGACCCGGTCAGAGATGACCGCCGACTTCCTTGGCAACCGAGCAACCGACCGCGCGTTCTGGGCAGATGTGGCCAAGGCCGATCCGCAAGGGTTCAAAGGCTTTGTCGACAAATGGCTTGGCATCATCGACGGTTTGCTGGCTAAGCTGCGCGGCAGAAAAGATCAGGGTAAATACGAATCCGCCCGGGTCGACAAATACGTTCAAGATTTGAATCGCGCAAAGATGGTTGCACGCGATGCCCTGGTTGCATATCGCAAGGGTACACTCCAGCAATTTGAAGGAGCAATCAATGGACCAGCCAACAATGTCGCCGCCGGAAATCAAAACATACCAGGAGTTGCAGCATCAGCTCGACCAGAACTTGGTGAAGCTGGGCGTGCTGAAGTCCCAAGCTACGGCACAGGCAGACAGGGCGCAATCTCAGTTGTCGGACGTCATTACTCGTCGTCTCCCCAGCAATCCCTAAGCGGAGCTTACTATGGCCGAGGACTTAAAGGGGCAGAACGTAATCGCCTGGACAGCAGCACTGATCCACGCCTTAAGAACCGCATCTACTTCTACGTCGACCAAGGGTCAGGCATCCGACCAGAGTCCGGCGTGGGTGGCTACGCACATGAAGTCAAACTGGACAACATCTACGATCCACAAACTGGACTCGTTCGACCCCAGGCCGACCTCAATGGATTTGAATCCGCAGTAATCAACGCTGGATTCGACGGGTACATCGCACCCTTCGGAAACAACCAGGCAGCAGTTGTGCTGCTTGGCCAAAAGCACAAGGCCGTACCAGTCGCACAGATTGGCCAACCGGCTTCTGCGCCCCTACCGCAAGCAGCCGCACCGACCACACTGAAGAAGGGCCTGCTCTCGCGCGAGGCCAACACAATCGACGTATCCAAAATCCCTGGTGCCAAATTGCGCATGGGCAGCTTGGAGATTCCAGCCGAACAAACCGAAGCAGCCAACGCTGAGCTGGAGCGCATCGGCAGCGATGTGCGTTTTGCCAAAAAGCAACAAGCCGAAATAGCTGGACCACCAGTGCCAAAAGACTTTGGCGTGTACAAGGACGTGGCCAAGAGCTTCAAGCTATCCGACGCTGAGTACAACGCGTCGGCCCTGCCGCTGATGACCGGCCAAGCCGGAGACCGTGCATTCCAAACGCCGCGCGTGGGCGGGCTGCCTGAAGTAGTCCAGTGGTTAGACAACCGCCGCCAAGAAAGCGGCCTGCCCTTGCTCAACATCAAGAGCGAGAACGACCGCGAAACCCTGGCCAACATGATGGCTGCCGAAGCCGTTGCCGCAATCAAGAGCGCGGGTAATGCTGTCGAATGGTACGACGAGACCGTGGCCAAAACGCTGCGGATCATGGCCGTTAAATACCCAGAGCTTGAATCTGACCCAGCCGCACGCAATGCCTTTCTGATGGCCGTGGCCATATCGTCTCAAACGATGAACGTGGAAGACAACTTGCGTTATGCGTCCAAACAATACGAGGCTTATAGGGCTTCAGTAGATGCTCAGGGCGTAGGTAGATTTCCAGAGGTGGGCACAGGCAAATCAGCGCCAGCAATGGGCAACAACTTTGCTTTGGCCAACGACGTGTTAGCCGAGATGGGCCCCGACCTGCTGCGCAGATTCTTGCAAACAGAATTCACCAAACGCGACCTGGAGACCATGGGCTTTCCAATTGGCGGCGAGTCGATGGACGAGAAGATGCTTGGCTCTGCCATCTTTGGACCGAAGATTGGTTTTGGTTTTTACTCAAACCTGACCGGCAACTTTGAGCCGGTGACCATGGACATGTGGTTCATGCGCACCATCGGTCGCTTGGCCGGTACCCTTCCAGCGTTTGATGAAAAGCTGTTCCCCAAGCAAGTGGCCAAGTTGCGTGCTGCATTGCAACAAACCGGCGACGCGAACAAAGGGTTGTACGCGGCCAGCTTTGACCCGGCCCTGGTGGCTGAGGCGATGAAAACTGACGAGGGTGCTGTTGCGTTAGCGCGACAAGTCAACAGCCTGCACAATCGCCAGTACATCAACGAACGCGCCAAGTTCGACGCTGGCACCCGGATCAAGACTGACCTGGTTGGCGCAGCCGCTTCAATTTTGAAATCAGCGGACAAGCCAAAGGACGCTCCCAAGAGCGGAGGCGAGCGCCAACTTCTGAGGGACGTGGTCCGTCGGATGGTGGACAAGGTCGAAAAAGAAACCGGCAAGCGCGTGCCGCCTGCCGCATTGCAAGCTTTGATCTGGTATCCAGAGCAAGAACTCTACAAAAAGTTGGGCGTAAAGCTAAGAGTTACTAGCCAAGATTACGCAGGTGCGGCAAAATCTCTGCTAACAAAAGAGGGCTTCGATGGAAAACGAATCAGCACAGCAGCCAAATCTGGACCAGGACCAGCACGACAAGTGGCTGGCAAGCAGGTCGCGGGAGCAAATCAGCCGACTGGCCAGCCGAGCCGCCCAAGCGGCCCGCTCGGCGGAACAGAACGGAAAACTTTCATCGAAGAGCGGACAACCCGAGTCCGATCTGAAGAAGTAAGAGCGCAACCGCTCGAAGATATTTTTGCCAATCTAAACAAGCGCGGCCTTGCCCGCACCAAAGCCGAGGTTGCATATACTGCCAGACCAGACGGCGCACAAATCAAATACGTACAAGAGAATTTTCTCGACATCCTGTCTGAGTTGGAAGACTCCGACCTTGTAAAAATTAACTGCGACTGAGGACCAACATGACACCCAAGATGATCATCTCCCAAGACTGCAAAGACATGCTGGACGACGCAGTTCATTCAGAGCTTTACGCATCCAATTTGTACAAGCACATTGCAAATGAGTTGCAACGCATCGGTTATTTCGGCACCTCGAAATTCTTCTTGAAAGAAAGCGCGGACGAGTTGGAACATTACCAGCGCCATGTTGAATTTCAAAACGATGTCGGCACTGTGGCCAAGGTGCCAATGATCGAATCAATGGATGAGCCTATCAAGACATTGAGCGATGCGATTGAGACCGGATATGAGACCGAGCTCCAGCTGTACAACGACTACAAGAAGTGGTATGGCCAGGCATCGGACGATCCTGTGGTCCAGCAGTTCTTGCTTCAGTTCCTGGAGATTCAGCGCACCAGTGTGGGTGAGTACGGCGACTTGCTGGCACGCATTCAGCTTGTCGATCAAGACAAAGCGGGCATGCTCTTAATCGACCAAGAATTAGGCGGTTAATCACATGGCCAATTGCACGTATCGGTTCACCGACGCGAACGGCAAAGAGCGAGTCATCGAAGGCCAAGCCGCATTTAAAGCGTACCTGGCCAGCGGTGGCCTGGAGCACTTGTTGCCCGGCACTGCCATCGCGCCTGCGCTCAGTAAGCGCCAAACAGAAACGCCTGCGTTTAAGAAGTGGTTTGGTGATAGCAAAGTCGTTGACGCTAACGGCGATCCGTTGGTCATGTATCGCGGCCAACGAAAGGTAGCAAAACCCGATCGTTTTGTTATGACTCAAGGCCGGGCGTTGCCATCATTTGCTTCTGACCCAGATGTGGCAAACGTCTACGCCTTACAACTTGATACTCTGAGTTATGGCAAGGGTTCAAACGTCATGCCGGTTTTTCTAAGCATGCAAAATCCGTTGGACATACGTTCAGCGGGCGAAGAGATTGCGCTAGATGAGTTGATGGAAAAATTGAATTGGGATTTTTCAATTGAGAATGGATTGAAAAATGAAAAACCTGTTATCGGCTACGGCGATCTTGCCGATGCTTTAGAAGATTTGGATGAATTGATTTATTCAACAAATGCTGAATTCAAAATTGATGCCGCAAATGCTAAAGGGTATCGGATTAAAAGTTTTGAAAAACTTGCCGATGCCATAACCGAGTGGGGTGAGGACGGGGATATTGATTCCATAGAACTTGCTTTGACGGACGTTACTTTCGATACCTATCTTTTGGGTGATTCAGAGGGCCTAATTCGTTTGATTGAAAAATCTGGATACGATGGCATCATTCACAAAGACGTGTTTGATGTTGGGGCGGCTTATTACCCCGGCGATAAAACAAAATTAGAAGAGGGCATTGGCGGCGGTCCCGTAATAGATACCTATCGCCCGCTGGAACAGACTCAAATCAAATCAGCTATCGGTAATCGCGGCACGTTTGACGTTACCAATCCCGACATTCGATTCAGCCAGCGCGTGCCCGAGCTGGAGCCTGAAGACGTACTCAAGCCAAGCACGATTGCAGCCGCTGAGGCAGCCATCAAGCGTTACAAAAAAGCCGAGGCACCCGATACCCTTACCGCCAAACAACGGGCCGATGGTGAGGCTCTGCTCAAGCCCCTGTTCGATGGAGCCACACGCAACAAAGCAGACTTCGACAAGACCCTGGACCAGATTGCCGAAGGCTTGGGTGGCTACGCCAAGAAGCCGGGCATCAAGGGTTTGAACCGGGCCGTCACCAAGCTGATCACCGAGAACGGGAACGACCCAACCACGATGAAGGATTTGTTGCGCGGCACGATCGTGGTCAATACCTTCCAGGAAGCCCAGGAAGCGATCAATGAGATCGGCAAGGCGTACACCTTCGATCGGATTAAAAACCGCTTGGCTGTCGATCTGACAAGCCCTGACGGTACTGTGCTCACAGGTGTTCCCTTGTCAACCGGGTACCAAGACATCCTGACAAACGTGACCCTGGAAGATGGCACGGTTGCAGAGATTCAGATCAGCACGCCCGAGATGTTGGCTGCCAAGCATTTGGGCCATGAGGTTTATGCGTTTGAGCGAGAGATGGGTAAGAGCCCGGTCAAGTCAAAGATGGTTGATTTGCAAAAGCAAATCTATGCCGAAGGCTACGACGCTTATTTGGCACGTGAAGCGAAGGCTTTGAAGACTCGTTCAAATTCAGCCTTGCCAACCGGGTCTGCCTTCTCGCGTACATCCGAAGGGTTGCGCGGCTCAGGTGCTGGCAACCAGGCGGTGGCAGAGTCCCAGTTGGGGGCCACTGTCACAGGCACTTCGTTCCAGTCAAAGAACATGGTGCCTGGTGGTAAGGATTTGAAGTCGAAGTCCATGTCACCAAGTATACCTGAAAGCATTGGTATCAACGTAAATCAAGACGGAAATAATAAATACGCCGACAAAATCGTTGACGGAAAAAAGACACTGGAGACCAGGGCGTCCGATTCGTTGCGCCCATACGTCGGCAAACGGGTGGCCATCGTCCGCACTGGCGAAGGCCCGGCCAAAGCAATTGGCGCAGTGACGATCGGTGAACCTATCAAAGTCACCACACAAAAACAGTTTGATAAATACCGCGATCAAAGCCTGGTGCCCAAAGACTCCAAGTTCGACATCGCTCCAGGTGGCGTGAAGTATTTGTATCCTTTGGAAAACCCTGTGCGCTATGAGACTGAGCGCGACGTTGGCCAAGGCATCGTGGCTCGTAAGGTCATCGTGCCGGTAACCCGGGCTGCGCAAAAGAACGCAGCAGCCAGTCGCGTGGACAACGTATCCGCCGATCGATTCAAACGAACCGAACAACTCCAGCAAGCCGTCAGTGATTTGCAAGATGGCAAGATCACACGCACCGAGTACAACCGCATGGTCGACCAAGTGCGCCCGGTCTATCCGTACAAGGACCTGCCCAAGCTGACGACCGCAGCCGAGGCACGCTATGCCCTGGCCAATGGCCGTGGCCAAAGTCCAGAGAAGGCAGCCAAATACAGCTTGCCATCCAAGACTCTGAAGGCCGGAGATTGGGCACAGCTTCGCCTGGACATCCCGTCTTACCAAGAGCACGACGCGTGGGTGGTCAGCGTGCATACGCCCAAGTCCACCAACCGCGAAGTGCAGGCTGCATACGACGCTGGCCCGGTGATTGGCTATGAGTCGGTCGGCGCTTTGACTGACGCCACCTTTGGCATGAACCAGAAGGCCGCAGCCAAGATTGCCACAGGCACAGCCAAGGGCACGATTGCCACGGTGCTGGGCAAGTGGAAGCCAATCAGCAATGCCGCTGCCACGGTCCGCGCAAAGGCCGCGATGAAAGACCCGGCTTGGGTACAGGTTGGCATGGACCCATTCCGCCACAGCTACTTCTACAACCGCGACACCATGCAGCCGATCGTTCGTGCTGATGAGGTAATTCAGATTGGTCCCTTGGTCTTGGCCAAGAACCCAGGCTACAGCGAGGACGTCGACATCACTGGTGCCCCTTTCGCGTTTACCAAGCGTGAAGAGCTTGTCCAGATCGCGGACGACGCTGCACGCCAGGCTGTGTTCCTTCAGCAGAAGGCCAAAGAGGCTGGCTATAAAACAGTCGATGATTTTGTTGACAACGACTACAACAAGTTTGTCGAAGTAGCGAAGCAGTGGCGCGAAGAGAACCCAGCCGAGATGATGTTCTCTCGCAAGCCAGTTGGCCGTGAGACTGAGGGCTGGATATTCAGCCGCGATGAGCTTGGTCGCTTCCGCTTCGGGGCTGGTGCAAAGGCTTACCGATACGCGGCAGACGTGGCCAACATCGTTCTCGACAAGATCAACTTGAAGCCAGTCAGCCCCGAGCTGTCACGCGCTTTGCGCAAGATGAAGGTCGAAGTCGAGAAGGCTCAGAACCTCACAGTCGATGTGGCCAAGAATCTCAAAGACTTGCCCAAGCAAGAACGCGAGATGATCAGCGATGTGATTGAAGGCGAACTCAAGAAGGGGGCCATGCCCCCTCAGCGCGTGCTCGACCTGGCTGCATCCATGCAATCGATCATGTCTGAACAGACAGCAGAGCTGGTGCGCCTGGGCATGCTGTCACCCCAGGCCGCTGGCCGTTGGGATGGCAAGTACCTGCCACGGTTCTACGAACAAAAGCTCGGCGACGAAACCAAGGCTTGGGCAAAGGCAGTCAAGGGTTTACTTGGCCGCAAGAAAACCATGCAAGGCATTCGAGGCAGCAGCTTGAAAGCAAGGGGCATGTTCCAGAACGTGCCAGTCAATGAGCTTGACGACTGGACCAACGAAGGTTGGCAAGTTCGTGACGACAACTTCGACCCAGCAGTCGACGACACCATTACCGTGTGGCGTGACTACACCCGCGATGAGCGCGACGACATGGGCGAGATTCGCGATGCAATGTTCCGCTTCGTCATGGGATACAACAAGAGCCAGCGCGACATTGCACTTGGACGCTTGTACGAAAACTTGGCCAGCAGCTACGGCAGCAAGCGCGAACAACCTGGATACGTACAAGTACCTGCAACTAAGGTGGAAGACACCATGGTCCCCATGTACGGCAAACTGTCTGGCATGTGGGTACCCAAAGAAGTGCTTGACCAGTTATCTGCGTTTGACCAGTCAATGCAAAACGACTTGACCAAGATGTACCTCAAGGGTTTGTCGATGTGGAAGGAAGGCAAGACCGTTCTCAATCCAGTCGCTCACGCAAACAACGTACTGTCGAACTTGACAATGGCTCACTTTGCTGGCGTGTCTTATTGGGATACACACAAATACGTTGGCGCAATTGCTGACCTGGTCCGAGGTAAGGACATGGTCCAAGAGGCAAGCGACGCTGGCTTGTTTGGCGGCACGTTCAACCGCGCTGAGCTGTTGAAGGTATTGCCTGAAGAACTCAAGGCCATGGCACAGATGACCGAGTCAGCAGTTGGTCGCAACGTCGACAGACTGTGGAACGCTTTGTCTTTGTTCTTGCGCAAACCCATGGGTGTTGCATACGATGCTGAAGATCAGTTCTTCAGATACCTGATCTACCGCGACGCACGCAACCGTGGTTTGGATGTGGATGATTCAGTCGACTACGCACAGAAGTACATCTTCACGTATGACGATTTGCCAAAGGCTGCACGAATCATTCGAGACATGCCAGTTGGTTTGCCGTTCTTTAGCTACACATTCAAAGCCATACCAGCTTTGGCCAACACAGCACTCGAGCATCCGTTCAGATACGCTGCGCCAGCCGTTGCTTTGTACACAGCAAACGCTCTCATGTACGCAATGGCTGCAAGCCTGGGCGGCGGTGACGATGAAGACTGGTGGACCGTGATTCGTCGTTATATGACTGACGAAGAGTTCCGCAACAAAACCAAAGAGATGGAAAAGCAAGAGCGCCAGTTCTTGCCAGAGTGGATGAAGGGCGCAAGCCTGTCATTGGGCACAGAGAAAACCATTCGCTTAGGCATGGACGATCTGACCAACTTGCCTGTGTTCTTAGACGTGAGTCGCATCTTCCCAGGTGGCGACTTGTTTGACGCACATAACAACGCCGGTGGTGTTCCGCTGCTTGCACCGTTGACACCGAACAATCCAATCCTGACCACGGCTGCGGCGATGCTGTTCAACAAGGACACGTTCCGAAACAAGGACATCGTTCTCAAGACAGACACCGATGCCGAGGCTGCACAGAAACGATTGGCTTGGACCTGGAAGCAAGTCTCACCTGCGATCGCTGTGGGCAACACTCACTTCGAGCGTGCAATGAACGTGATCGCCAACAGCACTGGCCAACCTGTCGACGTGGGCCTGGCCGAGTACACCGGCATCGGTGCCGACGGCTTGCCCATCCAGGGTAAATATGCAGCGATGCAAACCGTGGGTATTAAGGCGCGACCAATTGACCTGGATACATCAGAGAAGATTCAAGCGTCGCAAACCAAGGCGATGATCAGAGACTTGGATACTCAGATACGCAAGCTCAAGCGTTTGGAAAGCAAGGGCGCGATCACTCCCGAATCGTCGGAACGTGAACGTGAGAAACTGAAGCAGAAGAAACAGTTTTTGAAAGAGGGCTTGACGGTTGAGGGTGAAGAGAAAGACTGAGGCGCATGTCGTCCAGTCTTTCCACCAATCGGTTGATTCGTTTCTGGTTGTACTCAACCATGGCAACGTAGTATTCGACCGATGTCTCTGCGTCCATCTGCGCAAGCTGGGCCTCAAGCAATTCGTGTTCTGCAATTTCGATTGGGGTCTTGGACCTGAAGACGTCACGTATGAATTGCAAAATGAGTTCACGCTTGGTCATAATTTGTCCTTTACCCATAGGCAATCAAAACAAATCCTCATCATCCAACGCACAAACCAATTGGGTTCCTTGCCTTTGCTTGGACGATAAACAATGCCCACGCCACCTGGTCGGTTGCCAAACAAATAGCACTGCCACTCAGACTGTTCTGGTCTCAGTTGAAACGTGTAGCTTCCATCAGCGTGAAGCGTGAAATATTCCCCGTCAAACGCTTTGTAGATTTCTTCTTGGCTCATTGCTTGAGGTCCCTGATGTATATGGCAAAGCTGCTCATGGTGTCGTGGCCAAAACCTTTGAGCTTCTCAACATGCTGCGCTACTTCTTCAATCACGTTGTTGCGCAATTCGTTGTAAAACTCTTCCGGTGTTTTAGCTTCTAGATCGCCAAGCCGTACTCGTATCTTGGTCATCTCTTCGGTCAGCTCTCGCATTTGATTTTCAATCTGACGCTTACGATTCAGTGACTCGACACGCTGCATGTGATTCCAGGCTTCGTCTTCTTCGTTAGTCATGCTGCCCCCTTCTTTTTAGATGCGTGCAGTCTTGCAATTCTTGCTTCTCTGTTTTGCTTTTTAAACTCTTCGTCATAGATAGCAATCACAGACTCCATTGTGCCAAAAGTGTGGAGATTACCGCACTCATACCGGCGATACGTTCCACCCTCACGTTTACGGGTTTCTTTAAGTTCCACCCAAACATCACAAACCGGGCACGTCTTCATACCATGGCCCCGGCCAGGGCCTGAGTCATTTCACGCATGCGCTTCTTTGCTCGATATGCAGCCGACCTTTCAGTCGCTGGTTTGCGATGTCTGGTTTTATCTTTGCCTGGACCCAGCTTGTATATCTTGATGATGTCTCTGCCCCTGATGTCCTTCTCCCATCCGCTGATGTGAGCAGCGCCTGCTGCATGCAGTTCGCGTGTGTACTGCAACACAGTCACGTAGTGCAAGCCAGTCATCTCGGCCAACTCCATGCAGCTGTAGTTGCCATCCCACAAAAACTTAATCAGCTGGGCCTGGGTAAGTGCGTTGATCTTGATGAGCTTCTTGCCTTTAGTTTTTGGCGGATTCATGCAAACCCCCAGCCTGCCCACATCAAGCCTGATATGAGTCCCGCTAAGAACCAGGTAAGACACCAGCCCAACACAAAGAGGATGATGTATTTCACCGGGTCACCTCTCTGAGTTTCTCCATGTAGTGCCAAGCCTTGCCAGCGTCGTCGCTGTCCTTGCGCCCCTGCCGCATGGCGTACTTAATGATGTTGCCCTTGAGAAAACCTCGAAACTCTTCCGGTGTCAACACTGCTTCCATCACGGTCCACGGCTGCACGGCCATGTCCTTGTAGTGGCTGCCACCAACTTGTGTGTCGTCTGCATTCATCAATCAATCTCCTTCATGTAATAGGGTGTTGCAAATCCATCGGCACGCAAGGGTAAGCCTGGTGCCCAACTCAGTGACTGGCCCATGACTGCTTCGGCCTTGGCCAAGTCGTCCGTGCCCCTCGACTCGATGATGATCTCATCGTGAACAGTGAACAGCTGGTCATGCCCAGCTTCATCAAGGGCCAGCATCGACTCACGCAAACAGTCGCGTGCAATCGCCTGTGTGATGTTCTCCACCAGCTTGCCCCCGTACGTTGCAAGCCTGGTCCACTGCTTGGTCTTCTGGTCCTGGCCTTCGTATGTCAACGACCCAGCACTGGCCACCACGTACTTGCCGCCGGTCTTGCTGTTCTCCCTCACCAGGTCCTCGTTCTCAATACGTGGTTTCACGTAGAACAGCTTGCGACCGCTTGGCAATTGAATAGTGAGAAACCCTGACTCGTATCTGAAAAACAACTTCGACTTATGGTTGGCGATCTCCAGTGCAACCGCCGTCTTGTTGGTCACCGCCTGCTTGGCTGCACGCTCGACCGAGTACCACAGCTTCACGATCTCAGGGTTGGCTTCGCGCCATGCCACCTTGATGGGATCGAGCTCTTCCTCTGTCAGGCCCATGGCCAAAGCGCCCATGGTGGTCAGAGCACCGACGCCGCCCTGGTAGCCAAGCGCCAGCTCAGCAACCTTGCCTCGCTGCCTGTATGGTGACTTCTTGTCGACGCTGCCAGCGGGCAGCTTGAACATCTGCTCAGCCGACGCCTCGTAGATTTTGCCGTGGGTCTTGAACACTTCCAACCGCCACTCGCACCAGGCCAGCCAAGCGATCACGCGGGCCTCGATGGCGCTGAAGTCGATGGATAGTAGGGTAGCCCCAGGGCCTGCAATAAAGGCCGTCCTGATGAGCTGTGACAGCGTGTCAGGCACCGTTCCAAACATCATTGCAAGTGTGTCGAACTCGCGCATCTTGACCAGGTCGCGTGCCAGGTTCAAGTCTCTGAGTTTGTTCTGTGGCAGGTTCTGAACCTGCACGATACGACCGGCCCATCGGCCCGTGCGATTGGCACCATAGAACTGGGTGAGTCCTCGCACGCGGCTGTCTGCGCACACGGCCCGCTTCATGGCGCTGAACTTGGACACGCTGGTCTTGGCCAGCTCTTGCCTCAACATCAGCACCTGGTGCACGGTCTCGTTGTCTGTGTTGGCCAACAACGTGGGCACAGTCTTCTTGGTCAAGTCCGCGATGGTGTCATCGTCCTCAGCTTCTTGCAGCCACTTGAGTAGTTGATTGCGGCTGTTCGGATTGTCCAGGCCGGTGAGCCTGACCGCCTGGTTGGTCAGTCGTTCTTTGAATAACTCGGAACACTCGATGGCCGCGTCGACCAGGTCAGTGTCAAGCATCACGCCTCTTGACATCATGCGGTGATCGAGATGCCACAAGCGCCATTCAATATCAGGCACTGGGAACTTGGCCAGCTTGGTTGCAATCTCGTATTCAGACTCAACGTCTCGTGCGCAGTAGTCTTTGAACAGCTGCCACTTGGCTGGGTCATGGTGCGATCGGTTGCGTGTGCGGCCACCGTTTGTTTTGGTTGGTTTGCATGGGATGCAGAAGTACCTGATCAAGCCCCAGCCTACGGCCATCTTCTGCTTGTCCGGGTCAATGCCTACGACCTTGCCAACGTCAGCCAGGTTACCCGGCATGCCAAGGTAGAGGGCGTGCACGCTTGTGCATCTCCACTGCTCAGGCTTGATGAGGTGCGGGCCAAAGTGGGACCCGATACAAGCCATCTCAAACGCTGCGTTGTACGCGGTCTTGATAACGGTCGGGTCGGTGAGTGCGTCCATGATGTGGTCGGGTAACTCTTCGCCGTTGGCCAAGTCGTACACAGCCACCTGGCCGTCACCGTATTTGAAACCGAACAACATGATCTCGAAGTCGTCGCTCTCAACGTACTTGTGCACGCCACACTTCTTCAGGTCGACGCTGCTGTACGTCTCCAGGTCAATACGAAGCGTGATCATTCCGCTGGCCTGGTGTCGATAAACACCGGCGTGAGGTCACCCATCCATGCGCCTATCGTGTTGAACTCGAAGAACTCTTCTGCCTCTTCGCGTGTCATCTCGCGTGCCAGTATGTCGATCACTATGGTGCGGTCATAGGCAACGACCGGGTCCATACCAAACCTGTGCGCTACACCGATGATGGCTTCATCGAATATGTTTGGTTCTAAAAAGATTGCACTCTCTATCTCGTCAATGATGCGTCCTCGCATAGCTGTTCTCCTGGTTAACTGTTTGATGAAGGGCCGGTTACTTTGCGCACCTAGAGAATGCAAGGAGCAAGCACGGCATGCAGGGAGCTCCAGCCCCTCATCAAAAAGTCCCCGTCTTTCCAGGGTGTCATGTCGGCTACTCGCTGCACTGATTACTGTGCGCTTCACTTCAGAGTCACTCAGCATCCGCTTTGGCTAACACGGCTGGGGACTGTGGGTCCAACGAGCAAGAAGCCCCAATTGGCTACCTGTGGCTGGCAATCCCCATGCGTGTTAGGCCCCGTCTTTCCGGGGTGTCATCGCAAGCGGGTCATAACTCCGCAACGAGGCGAATCTTATTTTAAGAAGTCATCAACTTCATCGCTGAAGTCATCCTCTGCGCGGCTGCGGCCAGACAGTGGTTCACCGTCTGCCAGCTTCTGCACATTGTTCAAACCACATGCGATGCCCTTGTTTCCATCCACGCTGTACGCGTAGAAGTTAATCGACACGCGACCATAGCAACCGCTGTAAACCTCATCAGCATCCATGATCTCGACTTTGTCAATGTCGATCACGCCAGGGCGTTGGTTGCTGTTGCAGTTAATGAAGTAGTGGCCCTTGTACTCTGGGCTCTTTTCTACATCACGGTCGGTGTCACCATCGCGCAAAGGCAACTTGAAACTGGCAAGGAATTTACCACCCCAGGTTGATGTGCTCTTCGCGTCAGTCTTGACAGCATCGACCGCGCCTTTGATCTTGTCGATCGTGGCTTTGTCGGACTTTGGAATCAAGATTGCCAAGCTGTATTTGTCTTTGTCATTCTTCTTGAAGATGTTGACGTAAGACAAACGCACCTTGCCGGTGACGATCTTTGTTGTTTGCTGTGTAGCCATTTGAGTGTTTTCCTTGTTCACTGGTTTACGAGAAATCTTCTACTGCGGATGCAGCAGAAGCGAGTGCCGGTCTTTTGTCAGAGACTTGGACCAGCGTTGGTTTGCCTTCGGGCTTGACGATTAAACCATCAAGCACTTCGGCGAACACCTTCTTACCGACCGCCTTCTCCATGGCAGTGATGCCCAAGAGACTGCGTTCGTATATTACTTCTTCAGGTATGCCAGCCTCTACCAACTTGGCAGCAACTACATCCTGGTCTGAATACTTCCTGTTGGATCGACCTTCAACTAACTTGAAACCGGGCACGATTGTGTTGTGCTCGGTTGCCTGTTTGAATGCGTATGCTTTCAAGTCGTTGAACCAATCGATCACCATGTCTGCTTTGGGTAGCAGCTCTGCAATGCGATCCATTGAAAGGCTTGCCGGCAATGGTGGCTGCGCATCTTCAATCGGACCAAACTCCTGCTGCGCAACTGCGATCGCTTGCGCTGCTCTTGCCGGGCATGTGAACCTGGCCTTGCAAAACGAGCTGGTGCAGTGGTCACCTGCAACGAACTTGCCCTTACCTTGCCAGGCTAAGTCTGCAAGAGGCTTGACTTCGTATGTTGCCCAATCAAGCAAGTCATCGATGTGTAGTTCCTCGCTTCCAAAGTTGTGGAGCCTTGGTTGCAACACAGTCATGCGTACGCGGAAGATGTCATAGAGATGGCACAGCTCATTGAACGCGCCAAGCCCATACAAACGCAACTGGCTGTTGTGTTTTGGTTCAACGTAGATTCCTTTGCCGTACTTCAGGTCCATCACCTCAACGATGCCGTCGGCCACGATCACCAGGTCACCGGTGCCGAAGCCTTCGGGTACCCACAAGCTGAAGTCAAGTCGACGTTCGACCATGATGACTGGGTCCTTGCAATCGAGTTTGATTTCCTCGATGCGCCGGATCGCATAGTTGACTGACTCTTGCACATAGTCGCGCAGCTCTTGGCTGTCGAAGTGCATGAGCTCTTTGGGTAGTGGATCGACTGGTCGACCCAGGTAGGTCAGCATCTCTTGCTCAAACACCGCATGGGCAAACGTGCCTTCGCGTGCGAACTCGCTACCCTCATCGGGGAACTGCGCTTCCAGGTTTGCACTGGGTGTGCACGTCATCCACTTCTCGCTACCGGATGCTGATAGCTTTGCGTGTGCTGTCATACTTCCCTCGCTTTCAACATTGCATCTGCCACTGAATAAGCCCATTCAGCAACCTTATCAGGGTTGCCATCGTGATATGTATATGGGTTTGCCAAAGCCTTTGCCGCAAAATAATCGCGCAGACTCATGCCACGTATGTTGGTGTAATGAGCATTTGGAAATGCCTCTGGATTTTTCATTTACCATACCTCGGTGCACAAGTTACGTCGACAGGGACTGTCGACAAGAAGCCGTTGATGCGGCGACGGGCCGTGATCATCACAGGGCGAAGGCCGCTGTCTTCGCATTCCTTCACGCTGTTGATGACCTCGTTGCGTGTGAGCATGGTGATCTCTTTGTCGACGATCAGCTCAGTGTTTTGGTACGTATTGTGACTGGCAATGTGCGCAGGCTGCGGTGCAGGCGTTGAGCATGCAGCCAGCGTGAGCACGGCCAGGACAAGCGCGGGCTTCACGACATAGCCTTTCTAATCGCATCGCCTGTCGCGTACTCAGTGTGGTACTTCTCAGTTGCCTGTGTCAATGCAAGCAGAAAACCGAGCTGGCCAATTTTGCGCATCTCAAGGTCAGGGCCTGTTGCCAGTGCCGCGCCAACAGTGTCCGCACCTGCGCTAAGAAAAACAGCCGTTGCAATAGTCCCGCCCTCGGTCTCTACCATCTTCTCGTACTCGGCAAGATGCCGGTCGGCTCGCGCACAGGCAAGCTCTGATATTCGGTCTAGTTCGGCTTGTGTCATACAGGCACACCAACAATGTTGGATGGGTCCATGCTGTTGTACCAAGCAATCGCGTCGTCGGACACTTGCTTCGCGTTTGCGCTGATGTAGCTCGCAATGATCAGCGCAGGTGTGGGCACCTCTTCAATTGCTTCTGGCCTGTCGAGTGAACCCTCGATGGTGAACTGATTGTCAGGCGCGTCTTTGATGATGATGGTTGCAATGGTCAATTTAAATCTCCAATTCTGATGTGATCTGACGAAGGCTGAGGTGCAATCGTTCGAGGCGAGTGACTTGGTCGTTGATCGATCCAACCAAAGAGCTGTAGCTGCGCTCAGCCCGGTTTTCTTTGGCGGTCATCGGCCCAGGACCTGGCTGGCGCAAGACGTGCGTGCGCTGGTCCAGGTCGCTGACTGCATCGTCGATCGATCCGATGATTGCCATCAAGCGATTCATGCTCTCGGCCATGGGCATTTCGCGAGCTGCACCTAAGATCGCGCCGGGGCGAAGCTGTTGCTCTTGTGCATAGGCTTCACGCTTGGCCATCTCTTCCAACACCCGTGGGTCAGTTGCGTAGTTGCGCTCGTACATTACAGCTTCTCCGCTTTGGCTAACAAGGCTGTGTAGTCTTCGGGTTTTACTTCGGTCAATTTGCTTGCACCAAACTCGGCGATCAGTGCAGCGACGTGATCCTTCTTGCCTGCCTGGCTGATTGTTGCCAGCTTGGCACGCACTGCTTCCAGGGTGAGTTCATCTGACTTCTGTTCCGGGGCAGGTGCAGGGGATGCCTTCGCAGAAGAGGCACGGGGTGCGGTCTTTGGCGGTGGGCTTTCGGTCTTGAAGTTTTCCAGGGGCGTTAAAACCGGGTAGTCTTGCAATAATTTCGTCACTGCTGCTACTTGTGCCGGAGTCACCGGCGCGATTGTGATTGTGATCATTTGTCATCTCTCTTATGGATTAGGTTTATTTGACGCGGCGAACGCGTTCTTGTAGGAATGGGGGTTTTGTTTCAGGCTCTAAATAAACTGGTTCGCGTCCGGTTGGCTTCCAACCAAATCGCCGCCACGTTGCCTGTACATCTGCGCCCGTCGTCCATTTGAAGTCGGGGTGAGACGCCGGTATTGTTGGGTCTATGCGTCTAGCTACTGCCATCCTTGTTACCTCCTTGTTGCTGGTTAGTGCGGCGGATGATAGCAGAACTTTCATGCGTGTTGTCAAATTATTTTTGAAAGTGATGCTATCATCGCGCCCCATGACTACAAGAGACATCATCAAAAAACTTGGGGGCCCCGTCTACGTGGGCTGGTGTTTGGGTATCAACTCTCAGGCTGTGAGCCATTGGTCATCGAAGAACCGCATACCGGTTGCTCGAGTGCCGGAGCTGATGCGTTTGTGCAACAAACTTGGTGTACGGGTTACGCCAAAACAGATGCGCCCTGACATCAAATGGCATGGTATGGCATGACACAGACTCGATACGACCTGGTACTTTCCCTAGATGCCTTGCGTGCAATGATTGCAGGTGAGATGCTTGAGTTGCAGATTGATGAAGACATTGTGATTTCGATTTGTTGTGACGGTAGAACCGTTGAGACATTCAGAGATCACATCAACAAAGCGATGTTGGAATTGTTACCTACACCACCTCTTGTGAATTAAACCGAGCTGCGCGGATCGCAGTGTTTGATGGAGTTTGTATGAGCAGTAGGCTTGATTATTTTGATGACCTTTTACGAGACTGCCTGCGTGCAGTGCACGATGTAGGAATACCTGAAGAACACCACGGCGTTGTGATCGCAGCGTTGATCCAGTCTGATAGCTACAACGGTTTGCGCAAAGCGATGTTGCAAGCTGAAGCTAATCGGAGGGCTGTGTTATGACGCTGAAAGACTTTATAAAACAAGCCACTGAAGAGTACGGATGGGGCGCTAGTTTTTTCAACCACGAAACATTTGAACAGCTGATCCGGGCTGATGAACGTGAGGCGTGTGCAAAGGTGTGTGATGAATTGATAGCGCCTGACATTTATAGCGACACAGACGTGTCAATGTGGGATGTGACTTGCATGGAGTGCGCTACTGCCATCAGAGCAAGGGGGCAAGCATGAGCCGACCCTCAGTATTACCCGTGCAGCTGGAGACCATACCGGCTGAGATGCGTGCTCTCAACAGGTGGGTGATGTGGCAGCTGGTGCAGCGCAAAGGTCGATGGACGAAGATGCCCAAGACCATCAACGGTGCAGCGGCCAGCAGCACTGACCCGACTACATGGTCTACGTTCGACGACGTGTGCGACGCTCTCATCATGGGCGACGGCTTCGACGGCATCGGCCTTGTGCTCGGTGACGACGTGCATGGCATCGACCTGGACGACTGCCGTGACCCAGTGACAGGTGACTTGACCGAGCTGGCCGTTGAGGTGTTGGACCAGGTGCAAGGTTACGCGGAGGTGTCGCCCAGTGGCACGGGCATCAAGCTGTTCGCGAAGACGAACCTGGACGGTAGTCGTACCAAGAAGGAAGTGGGTGTCGAGCTGTACAAGGACGGTCGTTATTTCACCGTCACAGGACACCGGCTCAACGGTCACGACCATGTGGTCGATGACGTGCAGGACCTGGCTTGGTTCGTTGAGAGGGTGTGGGCCGAACAGCTGAGTGAGTCTGGAAGCGTCGACGCTGACGAGCGGGCCTTGGCCAACTACAAGCCAGTGCTCGAAGACTGGGACCTGGACCGAGTGATGACAGAGGTGCTGCCTTACCTGGACCCTGACGGCGGATACGAAGAGTGGCTGAAGGTAGGGGCTGCACTGCATCACCAGGGTGTGGGCTCGGAGGAATGGCTCGAGGCGTGGGACAGCTGGTCTGCTCAGTCAGGCAAGTGGGTCGAGGGCGTGTGTGCTGACAAGTGGTCATCGTTCAGTGAGCAGCGAGACGTTGGCCGTGGTGCTGTGACGTTGGCCTCACTGCTGAAGGCGACCAAGGAGAAGAGGGCTGCTGCTGTGAGGTCAGAGCGCGACCAGATGATGGCCGACCTGCTTGACCAGATCGACAACGCTGCCGACCCTCGCGACCTGCAAGAGAAGATCGCTGCGAAGGCTGCACACAACGGTGACTTGTCAGACGTCGAGCGTGCTCAGCTGGCCTCTGCTATCCAGCTGCGTGCGAAGTCACTGGGAGTCAAGCTGGAGATCGCAACGGTGCGTGGTTGGCTTCGTCCAAGGGTGCGTGCATCGTTCCCACACCTGAACGACGACGGTCACCCACTGTGCACGCTTGAGAACTTCGGTGTCTTGCTTGAGCGCCTGGGTGTGACGATCAGGTACAACGTGATAGGTAAGGCTTTCGACGTGCTGGTGCCGGACTCGGGCTTTAGCCGTGACAACCGTGACAACTCAGCACTTGCGTACATCTTCTCCGAGTGCGAGAAGGCACGCATGTCTACCAAGCACATCGTGCAGTACCTGCCAATGGTCGCAGACATGAACCAGTACAACCCGGTGGTGACTTGGGTCGAGTCAAAGGAATGGGATGGGGTGAGTCGGCTGGAGAAGTTTTACGCAACCGTCGACACCGGCGGCCAGATGCCAGAGGATTTGAAAAAGATGCTCATGCGCAAGTGGTTGGTCCAGGCGATTGGTGCAGCCTTCTCACCCGATGGCATTGCGGCCCAGGGCATCCTGACATTCACAGGCCCACAGAACATAGGCAAGACAACCTGGTTTCAAAAGCTGGCACCCGAATCCTTGGACGTGATCCTGACCGGGCACACACTTGACGTGCGTTCAAAGGATTCATGCCTGATCGTTTTGAAGTATTGGATCGTCGAGCTTGGCGAGATCGATGCGACATTCAAGAAGTCAGACGTCGCAGTCTTGAAGTCGTTCATCACCCAAGCGATCGACAACATCAGACGTCCATACGCGATGACCGAGTCGACCTATGCAAGGCGCACCGTGTTTGGCGCAACGGTCAACGACGAATGGTTCTTGGCCGATCCGACCGGGAACAGGCGTTTCTGGACGATACCCGTCGTGAAATTCAACTTAGAACTTTTTGGTTCAGAGCTTGACATGCAGCAGCTGTGGGCTGAGGTGCTTGTTTTGTGGAGAAACGGGGAGCGTTGGAACTTGTCAATGGAAGAGACCGGGGTCCTGGGCGAGCACAACGAGGGGTTCACTGCGGTCGATCCGATTGATGAGCGGATAGGTGCGGCGTGGGCCTGGAGTGACGTTGTGGTTGATTGGGATTGGGTCACGGCGACCGATGTGCTGATGAAAATTGGGATCAAGGACCCGAGTAAGTATCAGACGATCGCGGCATCGAGGGCATTGAAGAAGTTGAACGGAGGTCAGCGGAAAAAGTCGAATGGCCGGGTGCTTTTTGCAATTCCGTCTGCGTCGATCGATTTTCTAGGGTAAAGGGCATTATGGCCGGGGAGTATTGCCCTGGGTAATGCCCTTGCCTAAGTTCTTGATTCTCTTATTCTTTTCTTCTTTTAGGGTATTAGGGTATTAGAAATAGAAGTATAAATAGGGAGGAGAGAATTAAATGAAGGATAGAAAAAAAGTCCCCTATAAGGGTATAGGGTTTTTAAGTGCTAATGCCCTTTACCCTAATGCCCTGGAAAAGACGATCGAGGGGTACCTGGTGAAGAGGGTGAAGGCGGCTGGCGGGATGGCACCGAAGTGGGTTTCACCTGGTCAGAGTGGTGTTCCGGACAGGATTGTTTTTCTGCCTGGTGGTCGGATTATTTTTGTGGAAGTCAAAGCCCCAGGCAAAAAGCTGAGGCCGCTTCAGGTGCACGTGCAAGGTCAGCTGGAGGCGCTTGGCGTGGATTTTCGGGTCGTGGACTCAAAGGAGACAGTTAATGCTTTATTCTGCTAGGCCAGCGCAAGCGGTCACCCAGGCCCGAATGCTGGAAAACCCTTATCAGTTGGTTGCACTGAGGATGGGTGGCGGCAAGACCGTGGCGACCCTGACAGCGATCAATGATTTGAAGTTGGCCAAGACCCTGGTGGTGGCACCCAAGAGGGTGGCCGAAATGGTTTGGCACAGGGAGGCAGCCAAGTGGGACCACCTGGCCAAGATGCGTGTGGCCAAGGTCCTGGGGACCAAGGACCAGAGGATGCGTGGGCTGATGCAGGATGCGGATGTGTACGTGATCAACCGGGAGAATTTTGTTTGGCTGGTCAAGCTGGTGGCCGAGAGCAAGCAGCCCTGGCCGTTTGATTGCGTGGTGATCGACGAGAACATTGGGTTCAAGGACAGAAGCAGCAAAAGCTGGCAGGCCCTGAAAAGCGTCAGGAAGGCCATAGAGAGGCTTTACATCCTGACAGGTACCCCTGACCCTAACGGTGATTTACTGGACCTCTGGCCGCAGATTAGCATGCTTGACGGGGGTAAACGGTTGGGCACGGGGATCACCAAGTACAAGGACAGGTGGTATTTGCCGGACAAGAGGAACGGCACGACGATCTACAGCTGGAAGCTGAAGCCGGGGGCCAGGGCTGAGATACAAGAGCTGGTCAGGGATGTGATGGTGAGCATCGACAGCGACACACAGCTGCCGCCACGGATCGACAACGTGGTGCCGGTGCCATTCAATCGAAAGAGGTATGACGAGATGGAGGCGACCCAGATCAGCGGCCCGGTGGTTGCGGTCAACCCGGCAGTGCTGGCTGGCAAGCTGGCACAGATGGCCAACGGCGCTGTGTATGACGACCAGAAGGTGGTGCACCCGATACACGACGGGAAGCTGGACGCGCTGGCCGAGATAGTGGAACAGGGTGAGCCGGTCTTGTGTTTTATTTCGTATGTTCACGACTGGGACCGGATCAAAGAGAGATTCCCCCAGGCCGTGAAGTTCACCGGCGACGACGTATTGGACGACTGGCAGGCCGGAAATATCAAGTTGATGGTGATGCACCCAGCAAGCGGCGGGCACGGCGTAGACGGGCTACAGGTGGGCGGCAATGTGGCTGTTTGGTACGGGCTGCCATTCAGTTTGGATTTGTACGAACAGGCAAACGCCAGGCTTCAACGGCCAGGACAGAAGCACCAGGTAACGGTGCATCACCTGGTTGCAGTCAATACGATTGATGAACGGATCATGCGAGTGCTTGAGACCAAGGGCGACATGCAGCAGGCTTTGATTGACGCAGTAAAGGAGATTCGAGGATGACAAGCAAAGAGAAAATCACGAGTGCGCAGACGAGCAAGAACCTGGGTGAGACGCCGTCCTATGACTTGGGCGACATCGACATCATCAGGGCTTGTGGAATGGCGGGACAGAGCAACCCGCTTGGGTTGTCGATTTGGAGGTGGCGGTATGCCGGTGACACGCGCGAAGTGTTTAAGGTCGCGGAGGGTTTGATCGATAGGGGTTATGAGACCAGGGTGGTGTATGTGGTCCTGGATCACCTGGCCAACGATGTTTGCAAGGTATGCAAGGGTCGTGGCTATGGAACGGTGGAAGGGGCCCCGGTATTGAACGGTGAGGTTTGCGTCGACTGCCGGGGCACCGGTCGACGTCCTTTGGTTGGAGATGCAGAACAGGCCCTGATCGAAGTGATCATGGGCCTGGAGAGGGAGATCGCGGGCAGCATCATGCGCCGACTGGCGCAGGACCTTGATCTCTGATGACCTGGTTGCAGTGAGGGCAGATGTCTCTGCCTTCACGCCTCTTGATCGCACGGTGAACAGCTGACTCGTGCACGCCAACCTGTTTGGCAGCAGCGTACACGGTCATGCCTTCATCGAGAACCAAGGCCAGGGCCTGCATGGTTTTGGACAAGGGCTGTGCTGCATTTCGTGGGTCGTCTCCGCGCTTGGACCAGATAGCGAAGGCAGCGTCTGGCCAAGCATCGGGTTTGCCGGTGAAGGCAGAGCACGAAGGCTGGCCAGCGTTGTCCCAGGCTACCAAATAACGCAGGTCGTCCCGGTCGGCCATGACGCGCAGCTTGTGGCGCACGTTGTCAGACCACGGGATGTCGTAGATGAACTTGTCAAAGTCGAGGAGGTTCATGTCAAGCCCTCCAAGATTGCAACAGCGATAGCACGCATCTGGTGCCGGGGCAGTGTGACCGAGTAGGCCAACTGCCTGGCGTTGGGGTCCTTGGCTGCAAGCCACTGGGACTCGATCTTCAGGTGGTACTGGTCGAAAGTCTGGGTCGGTGTGACCGCGACGTGCAGTTTGTAGTCGTCGGAGACGTCGATCATGTCGTCACCTCCGGGCATCTTTCAAACAAGGCGACCAGCTTGGGGTCATCGATCTGGGTCCAGCCGTCTGGCCGATACCAAACCCCGTCCAGCTCGTGTGCGACCTGGCGACCGTAGTCGATTGGCCATCGAGAGGACTCGAGGATGCCCTCGCGAGGCATGTGTTGTGGTTGCACCGAATACACGGCACGGTTGCCACTGGGCAACGTGACGAGCATGTTGGTGTTCGAGAGATTAGGCATTAGAGCTCCTTCATTTTGGTTACGGTTTCAGTTAAAGCGGATGCCATGGGCGCACCCCTGGCAGCGATGATGCTGGCCAATTCGGTGTAGTACCACAAGACGTCTTCCTTGGGTGCCTTGAATTTTGCAAACACAGTTGGACCGTCGGAGACGATCGCCCTGGCGTTGTGCAATTTGTCAGACCCGGCAATCAGAAGAGCGTCGTTGCTTGCCTTGGCTAAGTGGGCCAGGTACTCGATTCTTTTTTCTTTCCAAGTGCCTTTGCCCAAGTGGCTGACGGCCATCACCAGGTCAGCGACATAGGGACCGAATTCTTCTCTGATCGGGATGATGTATTCCCGGCCAGCGTCTTCGACCACGTCGTGGAGAACTGCTGCAATGGCAACATCTTCACTGCCACCGTACTCCATGGCCATGGCCGAGACAGCGAGCGGGTGAGATATGTAGGGCACGTTCGTGCCGGTTCTGAATACGCCAGCGTGAGCGGCAGTGGCCATAGCCACCGCCCTGGCATAGCGGGTTCTGTTCATAACGGTCTCCAGATAAAAATGTCCAACAACAAAGCGACCATGGCCGCGATGTATACGAGAGTGAGTGCAATGGCTTCGCGGTTCATTCGATCCCCTGTTCTTTGGCAGCAGCCAAAATAATTTCGTCCATCTTGGCTTCGATTGCATCAGCGGTTGACTTGCTGATCATGTCGTAGCGTCCGTAGTTTTGTTTGATTTCCCTGGGCACGCCAGGGATGCGAAACACGGTGCTGAATTCACGGGCCAAATTGCAAAGCCCGTTGTTGTACAGGTCGTAGTAGCAGTTCGATGCCTTACGAAACTTTTCAAAATGCTTGTTGGAAGTCTTTGCGTTTGGCACAGAGCCAAAGAATGGCACCCGGTCTCTCAACGCATCGGCCTTGGCCTGGTATCGGCCCTTGCTTTCCCAATATGTCATGTCAGTCTCCAAAAAATTCAGCCAAGATGTTTCTCAACACGTAACGCGGTTCGGTGTCCCCCGCACCGAATTCCGAGTACAGCTCCAAGACTTTGCAGCCTTTGTTGTAAGCCTCATCCTTGTTTGTCGAGGCGTTGATGATGGCTGCAATCTCAATGTTGAGGGCCTTTGCAGCCGGTTCGCAGTCCCGGGTTCCTGTGTACAGGTCCCAGTCGTCGCCAGTCAGTTCAAGCACGATGGCTTTTTTGATGATCACGTTTCTCATGTGTTCTCCTGATCCCTGGCAACCGGCCAGATCGGTGTGCAAGCGCACTGGTCAGGGCACCCGGGTGGATGCCCTGCACCGCTGTGCTTACGCGGTCAACAAGTCCAAAGCGCGGGACTTGAGGTCAGCGCCTGCACCCCACTGGGATGCAACGAAGCGGTTTTCATCGCTACGAGCGCGGACGTGGTGGTCAGCGTATTCAGTGACAGCGTTGAGGAAGCCCCAACGTGTACCGAAGACACCGTCCATGGTGGAGCCCATGCCGCCGCCGTTGAAAAGGTCGAGGACCTTCTTGAAACCGGCAGTCTCACGGACCTTGTCACCGCCACCGAAGAGCGCGACGGCCATGTCGCCAGCCTGCTCTTCGTGCATGTCGACGTTGGCCAGGCTTGTCACTGTGTGACGGAAGGCATCCCATGCAGCAGTGTTCAGGCCCATGAATTCTTTGATTGATTCAGGGTTGAACACTGAGCGGTGAGTTACCTTGAAAGACGCGGGAGCGTCGGTCATGGCCATCTGCAAAGTGTTCTTGCAGACGGTGCGAACAGTGGTACGACGCACCTCAGTGGACAACGATCCGTCAGCCGAGGTGCTGATCAGGATGTAGCCGCCGATCTTGTCGGCCAATGAAGCGGGAGAGGCTTCGCCGATCTTGGCCGTAGCCCAGAAACGCTTGCCACCGTAGATCGTGCCAGCAGCTGACAACTCCAGGCCACCGGCCTTGGCGATGTCGCGGAAGAACTCGATCACTTCACCAGGCTGCACGACCTGGTACTTGCGGGACACGACACCCAGGGGTGCTTTCGTGTCGGAGCGGAACAGAACGTGCTGATCCGGCAATTCCACCTGGCCACCGTTGTATTCGGTGTTGAAGCGGACGATGCCACGCTTGATCTTCCAGTCCATGCCAGCGGCCTCGCGCCAAGCATCGAGGCTAGTGCCGTCGGCGAGTGCTTGGCCAAGGCCGTGCCAGGGTGTTCCGTCCGAAGCCAAGTAGGCAAATTCGACACGGCCATTAGCGCGGGTTGTGAGTTCGTGAGACATGATTCATTTCCTTTACAAAAAAACCAAGCAGTTGCGGTCGCCTGGATACACCGCCAATACCCGGCACGCCGGGCATTGCAAGGGCTATGCGCCCTCCATTTCAAATAACCAGTCACCACCCATGGCAGCTTCGACGAAGCTGATGCTGCCCTTGGTGCCTTCTTTCACGTCGTCCCTTGAAGGGATCACGTTGCCGTAGTAGTCACGGGCAGCAGCTGGTCCGAGCAAGCAACGGCCAGAGCTGATGGCGTCCATCATCACCCGGCCATAGCTGCCTTGCAGCGACCAGGCACCGGAGTTGATGGCGCGTTGCACGGCCAGGTAAAAGTCGAGTTCGGTGACTTCGTCATCCGACTCGATCGCGGCGATGTCGTTAAGTGTCAGCATTCCAATTCCCCTTTCATGGCCCGGAAGATCAGGGCCTTACCTTTATTGAGAGATTGCCGAGCGCCTTCGATGTCACCGAAGGCCATCTGTTCTTGGGCGTCGGACATCAAGCCCGCGACGACCATGTTGACGCCAGCAACCTGGTACGTGATCGAGTCGACCACGCTGGCGATGAATTCATCGATGTCGCAACCGTACATTTGGTCAACCATGTCAGTTCTCCAAAGGTTCGGTTTGAGCGGCCAGCAAGTTGTAGCTGACGGTGGTGTACTTGGTGACCAAGTCGGCGGGAGCTTCGAGCTCCTGGGCAACCTTGGCCCAAGCAACGCTTTTCTTTTCAGGCGTCAGCTTGACGGTGGTGACGTACATGCTGCCTCTGTAAGTGCCAGCACCCAGCAACTTGATTTTGTTTTTCAAGTCTTCGGCCTGTTCTTGCAAGGCGTCGATCTGGTCTTCCAACAGGCCGAGCTCGTCGACCATCTTCAAAGCGGTGGTATCCATAAGAATCTCCAAAGAAACACCAGCGACCGGCTGGTTCGGAGTGTTGATCACACTGCACTGCACCCTGTCACGGTGCAGCACGCTGGGATCAAACGGCCATCTGTTCAGCGAAGATGTAATTTGCAGCAGCCTTTGCGTCCTTGAGCGAGTCGACGTTCCAGCCTGTGTAGCTGTCGCCGTCCTTGTCAAAGAACAATTCATAAACCTGAGCGGCTTGGCTGAACGCAGCCCAGATTTCGACGTTGCCTTTTGATGCGATGAATTTCATGTGATCTCCTTTAAGTTAAGCGGGGGCAAACAGTTTCCGACCTTCCCTCATAAACACGCGGAAGGCAACAGCCTCCCGGTTGTCGAGTTCGTCGGCAGCAAGCATCTCTTCCATCTCGATGAGCATTTCCAGGAAGCCCAGGCCGTAAGCCTCGCGCTTGTTGTCGATGATGTTGATTGCGGTTGTGATGTCCATGTTTATCTCCAAACTGAGTAAGGTTCGCCACCGCTGAGCGCGATGTCGTAGGGTGAAAAGATCGGGGTGAATTTGCGGGCGCTGTTCATAATGTTCACAGCGTTGTCGTAGAAGTCTTCGCGCAAGGTGTCAAAACGCTTGCCCCCTACTTCTACCAGCGGCATTTCCAGATCGATCAGTTGTACGCTGAGCGGTATGTCGCGGTACTTTTTCATACGACCTCCGGTGTGTAGGCGCTGACGTACTCGATTTCGTAACCGAGGGCCTTGATCACGGCCAGGTCGCCGGTGCTGAAAGTCTTTGTGCCGACCAGGGCAGCAAGCAACTCAGCAGTGCGGTTGCCTGGTGCTGGGTAAACCTTGGGAAGGCCGTACACCGATTTGATTGTCAAAACGACAGTTGGCATGTCTATCTCCTGAAAGTACCAAGCAGTTACGGTCGCCTGGATACACCGCCAATGCCGAGCACGCCGGGCATTGGAAGGGCCGAAGCCCTGGGGGTTAGGAGTTCAACCACTCCTCAAAGGTTTTGATTGGCCAGCCAAGGTCCTTGGCGCAGGCCACGTAAATTTGATAACGCGATTGCAGGCTTTCCATATTTACTCCTTGAAGTTAAGTTCCGTAAGTTCCCCAGGCAGGCATCTCCCACAGCCATTCGGTGGCTGAGTAGGGCAGCGACTCCCGTGTGCGTTCGTTGTTGGCGTATGCAACCAGTGCAGCCCGGTCCGACCGAAGCCGTTCGAGCGTGGCAGTTACATGCGCATCAGGCCGATACGACTCAAACATCTTGATGTTGAAGTCGATCTTGGCAAGTGCTTTTTCCATGCTGATCTCCAAAGTACCAAGCAGTCACGGTCGCCTGGATACACCGCCGGAAGGCAGCACGCTGCCCTCTGGTCCATCCTTCGCACTCGTCAGTCTGGGGGACTGGTTCTTAGCGGTCTGGCCTTTAGGTTCCCTGGTCGGTACTGCGTAATCGGCTGGTTCCCTTTTTGTATCCCCCTGGTCCTTCGGGGCTCAGTCGTTTCTGACTAGGACTCCAATGTAGCACACTGACAGTGACTGTCAAGTAAATATTAAGTTTCGGCAAAAATACAACAAAAATCTTTTTGCCGGCGTTGTTTTTACGCAACAAATATTTTGATTTTTTGATGGTTTTCAGCCACTTGACCCGGTTTGCACGTCGGTTTACACTCTTCGCGGGACCGTGCGTCTCAAAAAACTGTTAACAAAGCCGCCTCTCAGGCGGCTTTTTCATTGGGAAAATCATGCAACAAATCACAATCACCGTCGGCGACGACGGCAATATCACAGTCGAAACAAGCGAAGGTGGGGAGCCGTACCAATGTCAAAGCACCGATGAGTGCTTGAAGTACGTCGGCATGATCCTCAAGGAAGAATCGGGCGAAAGCCCACAAGAGCAATCCACTGAAGGGCCGGAGAACTACGGCAAGATGTGGGAGCAAGAGGCCCAAAAGCGTCAACCCCAACCTGGCCTCATGGCCTAATCAAGGAGCTAACTATGCAAAGCTATTCAAACCCAGAATCCCGCAACACCATGCGTGCAGCAGGCAACCCGATGAAAACCGGCGCAGCTATCGGCGGCGGTGGCAATCAAACACAAGGCGCTGGCCAAATCCCTGGCAAAGTGTCCGTGCCCATGCCTGGCACCGATAAGACCCAATCCGCATACAAAGGCGGCACGGCTAAAGCCCCCATGGGTTTTAACAACGGCCTGATCGCTGGAAAAATCTAATGCCTAGCAAGTCCGCTGCCCAGGCCAGGATGATGGCCGCAGCCGCTCACAACCCCGCCTTCGCTAAGAAGGTGGGTGTTCCTGTGTCTGTGGCTGAGGACTACAACAAGGCTGACAAGGGCACGGGCATCATTCGCAAAGCGATGAAGAAAAAATGAAGCCCGGTCTCTACGCCAACATTCACGCCAAGCAAGAGCGAATCGCTGCTGGCAGCGGTGAGCACATGCGCAAACCAGGCACCAAAGGTGCGCCGACCGCAGAGGCTTTCCGCGAATCAGCGAAGACTGCAAAGCCTGGCATCATTCGCAAGGCGATGAAGAAATGAAAACACCAGCGTGGCAACGATCCGAGGGGAAGAACCCCGAGGGTGGACTCAATGCGAAGGGTCGCGCAAGCGCCAAGGCTGAGGGCATGAACCTCAAAGCTCCGGTGAAGTCCGGCGACAATCCACGTCGCGCGAGCTTCCTGGCCAGGATGGGCAACATGCCTGGTCCTGAACGCAAGAACGGCGAGCCGACCCGGCTGTTGTTGAGCTTGCAGGCTTGGGGCGCATCAAGCAAAGCAGACGCGAAGGCCAAGGCCAAAGCGATCAGCGCACGCAACGGCATCATTCGCAAAGCGATGAAGGATTGACATGGGAAAGAAGACTGGAGCAACTCGATTGGCTGAGCTGGCAGGCGCACCGCCCAGGCTCGCGTCCGTCGAGGACCTCGAGGCTGCTGGCCCTACGCCTGCGCACCGACACGCCAAGCAAACCTCGAGCAAGAAGCCTATGGGCATCAACCTCAAGGCTGTGGCCGAGGCCCTGCGCGAGGCTGGCATGGACCCGGCTGTCGAGATGATCAACATCTTGAAGCGCCAGGTCCCAGTGCGTGATGCGAATGGCAAGCCACGCGTCGACCCTGAAACCAAACAGCCAATGATGGTTGATGCCATCGACGCAGACACCAAGCTGCGTGTGCTCAACGAGATGCTGCAATACACGCAGCCAAAGCTCAAGTCTGTCGAGATGAAAGTCTCCGGCAACCTGGAGCTCACAGCTGAGCAGCTCGACAATCGATTGGCCATGTTCTTGTCAAAGGCTGCACGCAAATGAAAATCGACGACCTCGACCTCTCGAAACTTGATCTGTCAAAGCTCAGTCACGCAGAGAAGCTCGAGGTTTACGAGCTGCTTCGGATCAAGGACATTCGCGCCAAGCGCAACCGCCTGGCAGCCTACAAGCCGTACAACAAGCAGGTCGAGTTCCACACAGCTGGCGCATCATTCCGTGAGCGTTTGTTCATGGCCGGTAACCAGCTTGGCAAGACATGGGCTGGCGCATTTGAGACCGCGATGCACCTGACTGGCCGTTACCCTGACTGGTGGAAGGGCACCCGATTCCCTTATGCGATCCGCGCAATGGTTGGGTCCGAGTCAGCTGAATTGACACGCAAGGGCGTGCAGCGTTTGCTGCTTGGTCCGCCTGAAGTGCGCGACGAATGGGGCACTGGCTCCATTCCCTACGAGTGCATCCGCGACACCAGCATGAAGCAAGGCGTGCCGGATGCAGTGTCCAGCATCGTCGTGCGTCACGACTGTGGCGAGGATTCGGTTATTCAATTCAACTCATACGACCAGGGCCGCACCAAGTGGCAGGCCGACACGGTCAACTGGGTGTGGTTCGATGAGGAGCCACCGCTTGGTGTTTACTCTGAGGGCCTGACCCGCACCCAGGCTGTCGGCGGCCAGGTGTGCGTCACCTTCACGCCACTGCTTGGCATGTCCGAGGTGGTCAAGCGGTTCTTGATCGAAAAGCCCGCAGGCACCAACGTCACCAACATGACGATCAACGATGCCGAGCACTACACCGAAGAGCAGCGCGAAGCCATCATCAACGCATACCCTGAGCACGAGCGCGAAGCACGGGCCAAGGGTATTCCCATCCTGGGCAGTGGCCGCGTGTTCCCGGTTGCCGAGGACGCTATCAAGGTTCGGTCGTTCCCGATCCCACCGCACTGGCCGCGCATCGTCGGCCTGGACTTTGGCTGGGGTCACCCGACAGCTGTCGTGTGGATGGCGTGGGACCGTGACAGCGACACGCTCTACGTGACTGACTGCTACCGAATGAAGGAAGCCAGCGTGGCCATCCACGCTTCGGCTATCCGCACGCGAGGCGACTGGGTGCCAGTGGCCTGGCCGCATGATGGCTTGCAGCACGACAAGGGTTCAGGCGAACAGCTGGCCAAGCAGTACAAGGACCTGGGTGTCAACATGCTGGCCGATCGCGCTACATTCGAGGATGGCGGCAACGGCTTGGAGGCCGGTGTCGCTGAGATGCTGACGCGCATGCAGACCATGCGCTTGCGAGTGTTCTCTCACCTGGAAGAGTGGTTCGAGGAGTTCCGCCTGTTCCACCGCAAAGACGGCGTGATCGTCAAGCTCAACGACGACTTGCTGTCAGCTACTCGCTACGGCATGATGATGCGTCGCAAGGCCAAAACGCAAGAAGAAGCCGAGACCCGCATGCGCAACACTCGCGCACCCAACGTCACGCCATTCGGCGTGTTTGACCCTGTGACTGGATACTGACATGCCACAACCCTACAACATGATGCAGATGCCTCAACGTCAACAGCAGCCACTGCAACCGGCGCAAGACATGCCGCCTGCGCAAGCCAACCTTGCGGCCATCAGCCAAAATTCCAGGGCCGATGCGGCCATGCCGAGCGGCAAATCTCAGAACGCGCCGGTCGCTGGTAAAGAGGTTATGCGGCGGCCACCAACATTGCAGCCAATCCCAGGCGGCGCAATGGGTGGCCAGGCGATGAAGACGGGCATCAATCCTGAGAATCGCAACATTAACCAAACCATGGGCACGGGCATCATCTCTGCCCAGATGAACCGTTCAGCCTGATAGGACAAACACATGAAGCCCCAGCAAATTGAGGTAGAAGTAGAAGTCGCCGATCCAGAGATGGAGAGGGAGCGCACGCAAGAACGCCTGCAAGCGTTTGGCCAATCCATGGCCAACCAGCGCGACGATTGGATTCGGTCCCGCTACAGCTACGGAGTGGACAAGCGTTGGATCGAAGACGAGGATCAGTACAACGCCAAGGACAACATCGCCAAGCAGGCCAGTCAGATGATGACTTCAGTGGAGCAGGGTTATCCCGTAACTACGCAGATGGCCAAGCCTCACCGTTCGACTGTCTACATCGGCATGACCAGGCAGAAGACCAATGCAGCCGAGGCACGCATCTCCGACATTTTGCTGCCCACCGACGACCGCAATTGGGGCATCAAGCCCACACCGAAACCCAAGCTCATGGCCATGAGCCGCGACACCCAGATGGCCGGTGACCGCGAGACCGGCCAACCACTGATGCACCCAGAGACTGGCCAGCCCTTGGCTATGCGCGACATCGCCCGTGCCTCCTTAGAGATAGCACGCAAGAAGGCGGAGGCCATGCAGCTGGAGATCGAGGACCAATTGGTCGAATGTGACTACAACGGCGAATTGCGCAAGGTGATTCACAACGCGGCCCGCTTGGGCACCGGCGTGATCAAGGGACCGATCGTCACCAACCGCACACGCAAAGCCTGGCAGCCGTACAAGGACATGCAGGGCAACACCATTCACCAGTTGGACATCGTCAACGAAGTGACGCCCGCGTCATTCAGCATCGACCCCCGCAACGTCTGGCCAGACCCAGGCTGCGGCGATTCGATTCACAACGGCAAGGGCATCTACGAGCGCGAGCAAATGACCAGCCGCCAGGTCCGCGATCTGGCCAAGCAGCCCGGCTACATGAAAGAGCAGATTCGCAAAGTGCTGGAAGAAGGTCCTAAGAAGTCGGTCACATTCCAGGAACTGAAGGACGACGACCAGCGCGACATTGCACGCGATGTGTATGAGATGTGGAGCTATTGGGGCGACGTGGACTACGACGATCTCGAAGCCGCAGGCATCAAGCTGGGCGACAAGGACGAGCTTCGCGCGGTCAGTGCATGCGTCGTGATGATCAACAGCACGATCGTCAAGGCATACCTCAACCCGCTTGAAGGCGGCGAGCTGCCATACGACTTCTACGTTTGGGAGCGTGTGGCTGACAGCGTGTGGGGTTATGGTATTCCCTACCTCATGCGTGCACAGCAGAAGGTCCTCAACGCTGCATGGCGTCAGATGATGGACAACGCCGGTGTATCCAGCGGGCCACAGATCATCGTCAAGGCTGGCGCTATCCAGCCAGCAGACAAGCAGTGGCAGCTGAGCGCACGCAAGATATGGTTTGCTACCGACGAGGTGGACGACGTGCGCAAGGCATTCACCGCAGTGGAATTCAACAGTCACCAAGCTGAGCTGTCCGGCATCATCAAGATGGCCATGGAGTTGGCCGACATGGAGACTGGCGTGCCAGTCCTTATGCAGGGCGAGAAAGGCGCAGCGCCTGATACGGTCGGTGGCATGCAGATGCTGATGAACAGCGCCAACGTGGTGCTGCGTCGTTTGGTCAAACAGTTCGACGACATGGTCACACGCCCGCACATTCGCCGGTACTACGACTACAACATGATGTACAACGATGATGAAGAAGTCAAAGGCGACTTCAGCATCGACGCCCGTGGCTCATCGGCCCTGCTGATCCGCGACATCCAGAACCAGGCATTCCTGAACCTGCTGGCCGCTGGAGCAAACCCGGTGTACGGCGTGTACCTGGATACCCAGAAGCTATTCGAGAAGGCCCTACAGGCCCAGCACATCGATCCCAAGGACGTGTTTAAGTCCGAGGAAGAACTCGAGAAAATCAAAGAGCAGCAGAAGAACCCGCAGGCAGCACCGCCCGATCCAGCCCTGGCCGTGGCTCAGCTGCGTGGCCAGATCGAGATGGAGAAGGCCAAGGCCCAGAACCAGGGCGACATGGCCGAGTTGCAGGTACGCCAAGCGATTGCCCAGCAGGACGGCGAAATTCGCATGGCCGAGATGCAGCTCACCCGCGAGATCGAGATGCTGAAGATGGCAAACACACAAAACCTCACACTCGAACAGATCAAGGCCAAGTTGGCCGACACGGCAATGCGCGAGCGCGGCAAGAAAGAGCTGTACGCGGCAGAAGCAAATTTAAAAATGACCACTGGTCAAGGCATCTAAACCTGAAAGGAAATCAACATGGCATCAATCAGCGCAACCGTCAGTCGCGACACCGCTCCCGGCGCGATCATCGTTACTTGGGCATTAGGCAGCGCAGACACTGGCTTGCCCTATCAGCTCAGCTCAGCATCGGACCTAACATGCCACACGTTTGGCACGTTTGGGGCAGCGACGATTACCTGGCAAGGGTCAAGCGACGGCACCAATTGGCACGCCATGACTCAAAAGGGTGGCACGGCCAACATGGCTTACACCACCACTGGCAACCACACACCCAATGAGATGCCTCCGTTCATCCGCCCGATCTCAGCTGGCGGTACGGGCACGGCGATCACCGCGTCTTTGTGCATCTATCCACGTTGGTCCAAGAACCAATTTTGATCACTTGCGCACCACCCCCTGCCTCGCATAGAATCTCGGCAGGGACCTTGCGTCCAAAAATTACATAGCCAGGCAATGACCTGGCTTTTTTGATGGCATGAACGAATACACCTCCGATACCTGGCACAAACTGCGCAAATGGGCTGAAGCAGAGCTCGAACGCGCACGCGTTCGGAACGACGCCGTGGGACTCTCCGAAAATGACCCGGCTGCGCTTCGGGGTGAGAGCAGGATGCTCAAACGATATCTCGACTTGCCGCAAGCGGCAACTCGAGGTGTAGTGGTTGAGCCGGACTAACAGTCCCGCACAACCTGTCTGAGTGACCGCCTTCGGGCGGTCTTTTTATTGGAGAGCGAAAAGTGGAACAACAACTATCCGAAGAGGAAACGCAGAAACTCTGGAACGAAGAAGCCGCAAAACTTGAATCCGGTGATCAACCCCCCGCGTTCGAGACCCAAGGCACTGTGCCGGACACACCGCCACAGGAAGACCCTCAACCCCAGGCCGCTGCGCCAGCTCAAGGACAAGAAGCTGATCCGCTGGCAGGACTTCCAGAACCAGTGAAGCAGGCCCTGGCCCGCATCACAGAACTGGAGACAGCCAACTCTCAACTGCTGCACCACGTAAAGACTGCCGAGGGTCGCGTGGCCGCGATGCAGCGTGAATTCCAGCAGGCACGTCAGGCGCAACAAGCCGTTGCACCACAAGACGCGCCTACGCAGGGAGACATTGCTGCCGCCGCCAAGAACCCCGAGAAGTGGGAGCAGCTCAAGCAGGATTTCCCGGAATGGGCCGGGGCAATGGAAGAGTACGTTGGGGCCAAGCTCAACGGCATGCAGAGCGGTGTTCAGGCCAATCAGGTCGTTGAATACGTACAAGCTCAGCAGGCCGAGCTTAGAAACCAAATGCAAGCTGCCATTGAAGAGGCCCGTGTCGAAGGCAAGTACGAAGACTGGCGCGAAACAATCAACACGCCTGACTTTGCACAATGGTTCGCCATTCAGCCTAACGAGGTGAGAGCCTTGGCCGACAGTCCACATGGCAGAGACGCGATCAAGATGTTGGACATGTTCAACAACGTGAGAACGAAACCTGCTTCGGAAATCAGGCAAGAGCGCGGAGCACGTCTCGCCGCAGCCGCGACGACCCGACCTGGCCAGACACCGCCGCCCAAGACATTGGACGACTTGTCTCCAGAAGAACTTTGGAACTACGAGGCCAAGAAGCGCGAAGAACAAAAAGCGCGTCAAGGCTACTGAAAACTTTTTTAAAGGACCTACATCATGGCTATTCAAAATTACGGCACAGTTGCATCACGGAACTTGATCCGTGCCGCACAAGGCATGCTGGAACACGCCCAACCCATCACCGTCTTGGGCGACTTCGGTACTCAGCGCGAAATGCCCCAGAACTCGACAGACACTTTGGTGTTCCGTCGTACTCTGCCTTTCGGCGCATCTACATCAGGCACCACAATCGAGAACTCTTCTCGCTATGTTGGTACTCCTGACATCACCGCATCCAACTTCGTGTTGGCTGAGGGCGTGACTCCTAACTCCAACACCATCACGTTCCAAGACGTGTCCGTTCAGCTCCAGCAGTACGGTGTGTTGTTCAAGTACAGCTCCAAGACTGAGCAGTTGTACGAAGACGACATCCCCGGCGAGATGGTCAAGCTGACTGGCGAGACCCTGGCTGAGGTGATGGAATTGGTTCGCTACGGCGTGTTGAAGGCTGGCTCCACTGTGATCTACGCAAACGGTTCTAGCCGCTCTGCGATCAACACAGCGATCAGCTTGAATGCAATTCGTAAAGCTGCCCGTACCTTGGAATCAAACCGTTGCCGCCGCGTCACCAGCCGTTTGGCTCCTGGCGTGAACTTCGGTACACGCGCTGTGCAACCTGCCTATGTGGTGTTCTGCCACACTGACGCAGTGAGCGACATTCGTAACCTGCCAGGCTTCACCCGCGTGGAAGAGTACGGTTCATTCAAGCCTATTCACGACCGTGAAGTTGGCGCATGTGAAGACTTCCGCTTCGTCAGCTCTCCGCTGTTGAAGTCCTTCGCTGCTGCCGGTGCTTCCGTTGGTTCAAGCGGCATGTTGTCTGTTGGCGCTGCCAACGTCGACGTGTACCCCTTCATCGTTATCGGTGAAGACGCATGGGGCCAAGTCGCATTGAAGGGCATGTCTGCCATCAAGCCTGTGGTGTTGAAAGCATCCCAGACCAACCACGCTAACCCATTGGGCCAATTCGGCTACGTGGGTGCTTCGACCTGGTTTGCTACCGTGCGTTTGAACGACGCCTGGATGGCTCGTATCGAAGCCGGTGTGACCGCTCTGTAATGATCAGGGGTGCTGGTTAATCCAGCGCCCCGTCTAACCAAAGGAACACACCATGAGCAATGCAGCTTATTACAGCCTTCTCAACAACGGGGAGTTAACCGGTGACGTGATTGGTGCGGTGATGGCCACTCCACCAACCGCACTCACAGGCGCAACAACCTGTAACCGCGACGTCCACGCAGGTCGTATGAACGTAATCAATGCAGCCGCAGGTTGTGCAATCACATTGCCCAACGCGACAGGCACTGGTTCGGTCTACCGCTTTATGATCGGCACAACCATTACATCAAACAGCACCACCATCAAGGTGAACAATGCTACTGATGTCATGTCTGGCCGCGCATACGTGATCAGCGATAACACAGCTGCGGTCCTTGGCTACGCCACTGCCGCTTCTGATGACACCATCACACTTAACGGTACTACAACGGGCGGATACGCTGGCGACGTCATTGAAATCACTGACGCAATTGCTGGCACATACCTGGTCGAAGTTCATACCAAAGCCACCGGCACGGAAGCAACTCCGTTCTCGGCAACCGTCTCCTAACCTTTTTAAGGAATCTCACCATGTCATATAACATTTCAGAAGTCAACAGCGGCTTCGTTTCTCTGACCGCAGCTGGCGTCGCCGAAGGCACCAACGCCAACACCTTCAAAACCACCAACACTTTGACTTTCACCAACAACGGTGTGTTCAAGTCAAAGGGTGCAACCGACAACTTGACTTTCAGCACAGGCACTGCCTTGGCTGCAAGCCAGGCTTGTTTGTTCGGTGTGTGGATCAACACCTCTGGCACCATTACCACCACCCAAGGCCCCATCGTGGCTGCTGGCGACCCCTGCCCTGTGCCCGCACAGGCTACAGCCAACACCACTTTGGTCGGTTTGATCAAAGTGACCACCAGCTCGTCTGGCGCGTTCACACCTGGCAGCACTGACCTCAGTGCTTCTGGCGTGACTGGCGCTTACTACGACTGCATGGTCATGCCTGGCTCGGCCCTGTAAGTTGTCATCCTCTTCCTAGAAGAGTTTATGCAGACCGCCTTCGGGTGGTCTGCTTTTTGGATTTTTAACCCCCTGGAGAATAAAGATGGCAAGTAAGAAAAACACCGTCCAAGGAATGGAAATCATCGACGACGAACCGGTCATTGAGACCGTGGCCGAGTCGCGTGATTTCAGCAAGCTCGCAGCCGATGAGGCTTTTATGAATGAGCTGGTAACCGTCATGGTCCATTCGACTACTGATGAGAATCAACCCAACCATGTCGTTGTCAATTGCAACGGCATGAATCAACCCTTAATCAGGGGTGTGCCCACAACCGTGAAGCGCAAGTATGTCGAAATCTTGGCCCGCATGAAGGAGACCAAGTACACCCAGGTGACGCGCAATCCTTCTGCGCCTGACCAGATCGACATGGTTGCACGCCACGGTTTGAGCTACCCCTTTGACCTGGTTGAAGACAAGAACCCCCGTGGCCGTGCATGGCTGCAAAACGTCTTGGCTGAAGCAGCCTAATAGGGTCCGCGCATGAACCTCCTTCAACTTGTCAACCAAGCCCGTGTCGAATGCGGCGTCTCTGGCCCTGCGCTGTCAACAGCCCAGGGCCAGACCGGCGAATCCGGTCGCATGGTGTCTTGGGTGCAGCAGGCTTGGATTGACATCCAGACCAGCAAAGAAGATTGGTTGTTTTTGCGTCAACCTTTGACGTTCAACACGACTGGGGCTCAGTGGCAATACAGCGCCACTGACGCCGGTCTTACTGATTTTGGCAATTGGAAGCGGGACAGTTTCCGCTGTTCCAGTGTTGGCCAAAGTTACAAAGACGAACAGTTGATGAACTACATGGACTGGACCACGTTCAGAAACCTTTACCGCTACGCAAACATGCGCAACACGACCGCACGTCCGGTCGTTGTAGCAATCACACCTGAGAAGGACCTGGCCTTTGGCTCGACTCCCGACCAGGCATACGTGATCGATGCTGAATACTACACACAACCTGTCAGTCTCTCGGCTGACAGTGATACTCCGGGTATACCGGCACGATTCCAAATGGCCATCGTCTATCGGGCCATGATGTACTACGCCGGATATGAGTCCGCCCCTGAAGTCCTATCGCGAGGTGACTTCGAGTACCGACGTTTGTACTCGCGAATGGAGATCGACCAGCTGCCGACCATGGTCAGTGGCCCACCTTTGGCGTAATCATGGCCACAGGAATGCCTCCCGTCAAATACAGCTTGATCCAGCTGCAAGGCGGACTCGACCTGGTCACGCCCACGCTGTCGTTGCCGCCAGGCATTGCGCGTTCAGCCATCAATTTTGAAGTGGCCATCACGGGCGGGTATACCCGCATTGCTGGTTACGAACGATTCGATGGCCATCCCAATCCGTCGGACGCTGTCTACAACTCCATCACGGTTGCAAGCGCCACCGGTTTGGCTGTGGGTAATACGTTCACCAATTTGGCGGGCACGTCTTCCGGCTACATCATCGCCATCAACGACACATCGATCATCTACACCCGGGCTGTGGGCACGTTTGCCGTGTCGGATGGTGTCTATGTAGGTGGCGTGCTTAAAACAACAATCACGGTCCTCGGAGCGACTGCAACTATCTCCAGCTCTCTTTCCAGCCAATACACATATTTGGCTGGTGAGGTTTACCGGGCTGACATCGGAGCGGTGCCAGGTGCTGGCCCCATCCGTGGCGTCGTCTATTACGGGAGCACGGTATACGCCTGGCGCAACAACGTCGGTGAAACGGCCATGGCCATTTACAAATCGACTACCAGCGGCTGGACCTTGGTGCCCTTGGGCTATGAGTTGGCTTTCAATACGGGTACAACTCAGCTTAACGAAGGCAACACGATCGTTGGCCAAACCAGCGGGGCAACGGCCACCATCACTCGAGTGGTTTTGTCTTCAGGCACTTGGGCTGCACACACGGCAGCCGGGTATCTGACATTCGCTTCTGTCACTGGCACGTTCCAATCGGGTGAGAATTTGCGCATTGGCGCTACCACCTACGCCCACGCGGGCGGAGCACAGGCTGCCATTACGTTGAGTCCCACTGGTCGGGTTGAGACGGTCATTGACAACATCAACGGCGCGACGCGCATCTATGGCGCAGACGGCGTGAACTACGGGTTTGAGTTTGATGGCACTACATACGTGCGAATCCGCACGGGCATGACGACTGATACGCCCACCCATGTTGCGGTGCACAAATCACATTTGTTCTTCAGCTTTGGCGCGTCGGTTCAGTTCTCAGGAATTGCTGATCCTTACAACTGGACCCCAATCATTGGCGCAGGCGAGATCGCGCTTAACGCAAACGTGACCGCGTTCTTGGTCCAGCCAGGCGATCAGTCGACGGGTGCGATGGCCATCTATTCAGACGACAACACATCGATCCTCTACGGCAGCAGCTCGGCTAATTTCCAGCTGGTGTCATACAACGTGGGCACGGGAGCAAAAGCCTACAGCTGCCAGAACATCAACGTCAGCTATTCGTTTGACGACCGTGGCGTGATGAACATGGCTACCACGTTGAACTTCGGTAACTTTGATTCAGCAGCCTTGACTTTGAATTTAAGACCGTTTGTTTCTGAAAGACGCAATCTGTCTACGGCCAGTGGTGTGAATCGAGAGAAGGGCCAATACCGCATTTTCTTTAGCGATGGTTATGCCTTGTACGTCACCTTGGCCAACGGAAGTTTTATGGGTGCTATGCCAATGCAGTTCCCAAATCCGGTGACCTGCATGTGCGAAGGCCAACGGGCTGACGGATCAGAGACCGCGTTCTTCGGTTCGACCAACGGTTATGTGTATCGCCTGGATGCGGGTACGTCGTTTGACGGGGCTGAGATTGCAGCCAACATGACCCTGGTATTTAATGCGATTGGCAGCCCTCGTTTGCTAAAGAGATTCCGCAAAGCATCGTTGGAAATCACCGGCACAAGCTATGCTGACTTTTATTTCAACTACGACTTGGCGTATGCGACCACTGATATTGGCCAGGCAGCCCAGACTTTGTATGCCAGCAGCCTAAGTGCAAGCTATTGGGATACATCTTATTGGGACTTTTTTGTGTGGGACGAACGAACCCTTGCGCCATCTGAGGTTGAAGTTAATGGCACGGCGGAGAATATCGCACTGAGGATTGCATCCAACTCGCCATATTTCCAACCATTCACCATCAACAGCGCGATCCTGCATTACACACCGCGAAGAGGACTTCGATGAGCAATAACTTTTATACACATGGGTCTTTCCCATCCACGGGTTCGCAGGCCACGTCCGCGTCCATGCGGTCTGAGTTGGACCTGATCACGGCTGGCTTTGACAAGATGCCGACGCTGACAGCAAACGCAAACAAGTTTGTCGTCATCAACAGCGGGGCTACGGCGTTGACTGCTACCAGCACGCTTCCCACGGCCACTGTGACGGACACCGGGTTTACTGTTCAAAATACTACTGACAACACCAAGACATTCCAGTTCTTGGCCAGCGGTATCACTGCGGGCAACTTGCGCATCTACACGATGCCTGATGCGGATACCACCTTGGTGGGTACTGGCGTTACCCAGACCCTGACCAACAAGACTCTGACGTCTCCCGTCATTGCAACGATCGTCAACACCGGCACGCTGACTCTGCCCACATCGACCGACACTCTGGTTGGCCGGGCGACCACAGACACGTTGACCAACAAGACTTTGACTGCGCCAGTCATTGCTACCATTGTCAACACCGGCACGCTGACTTTGCCCACATCGACCGATACCCTGGTTGGCCGCGCGACTACTGACACGTTGACCAATAAGACATTGACGTTGCCGGTCATTGCCTCGATCGTTAACACTGGCACGCTGACTCTGCCGACATCGACAGACACCTTGGTTGGCCGCGCAACTACTGACACTTTGACCAACAAGACTTTGACCTTGCCGGTCCTTGCCTCAATTGTCAACACTGGCACTTTGACTTTTCCCCCCTCGACCGATACCCTGGTTGGCCGTGCAACTACTGACACCTTGACCAACAAGACTTTGACCAGTCCGGCCATCAATACCGGCACGATAAGTGGTGGCACGATTAACAACGCGGTGATTGGCGGAACAACGGCTGCTGCCGGTACGTTTACAGCATTAACAGACTCAGGCAACCTGACATTCACAGGTACAGGCAACCGCATCCTTGGTGACACCAATAACGCAACAATTTCAAACAGATTGTTTTTTCAAGCTAGTACAACAAATGGAAGTACATCGTTTGGTGTTTTGCCAAATGGAACTTCTCTTGTAAGTGGGTATCAGGCATATAACAATTCTGACCCAACAAATGCCGCTTTTGCTCAACTGGCAACAAGTGCAGGAACAGAAGTTCGTTTGACTTCAGGGATTACAGGAACTGGCACATACCTGCCAATGACCTTCTACACTGGCGGCTCAAATCGTTTGCAGATCAGCACTTCTGGAAAGGTAAGCATTGGCGGGGCTACCAACGCAACGGTTACTTTAGAGGTGGTCGGCACTGACGCCATCTTGCTTCCCAAAGGTACAACAGCAGAACAGCCTACAGGTGTTGCTGGCTATTTGCGGTTCAACACGACCACTACCCAGTTTGAAGGCTACAACGGCACAGCCTGGTCCTCAGTTGGTGGAGCTGCGATCAGCAACGACACCAGCACATCGACCAACATCTACCCGGTCCTCGCGGGCGCGACAAGCGGCACAGCGTTAACAGTCTATACGTCCAACGCCAAGCTGTTGTACAAGCCAAGCACAGGCGAGTTCACATCATCGGTTTTAACTGCCGGCAATGGTATTGTGGTCAACAGCCAAACCGTTGCGACAAGCTACACGATTGCAGCAGGGTACTCAGGAATGTCGGCAGGACCTGTGACTGTGGCATCGGGTCAATCGGTAACTATCTCCAGCGGCTCACGCTGGGTTGTTCAATAAGGAAGAGATATGTCAAGCATAGTTGTAAACGGAGATACAAGCGGCAGTGTGACGTTATCAGCGCCAGCGACAGCGGGTTCTGTAGTTGTGACCTTGCCATCGACAACAGGAACGATGCTTACCACAGCGTCTACCACGGGCATCAGCGGTAGCGCAATATCTTCTGGTACTGTTCCAGAGGCTTATGGTGGTACAGGAACAAGCACTGGCTATTACGGCTTCAAGAACCGCATCATCAATGGTGCAATGGTGATTGACCAGAGGAATGCGGGGGCGAGTGTTACGCCTACATCAAGTGGTCAATTTACTATTGACAGATGGCAAGCTGGATTAAGCGTATCTTCAAAATTTAGCGTTCAACAATCATCAACCGCACCTAGTGGTTTTGTTAAAAGCATTCTTGTTACATCTTTATCTGCTTACACTGTTGGCGCAACTGAATCATTTGCAATTCTTCAACCAATTGAAGGATTAAATATGACTGATGTTGGTTTTGGTTCGGCTGGTGCATCAGCGCTAACTTTGTCGTTTTGGGTTCGCAGTTCTTTGACAGGAACATTTGGCGGTGTTCTTACCAATTATGCAAACG